CAGTGCATCATTATACCTTTATGCCTTAATGCGCCGCTATGCGCCAAATAAGACCTTTTGCCTGTTGCGCATACTATAACATAAACAAATGTTTCATTGTGTTGCATCTTTCAACAACTGTACTGTATACCCTGCAGAGTAACCTGCGCCCCTTGTCCTGTGCTGTCATACATCAGTGATTCACTGGCTTGCGACAGCCATGCGGCCTGCGCGTGCTCTATATGCATGCCACGCCTGCGCCCCTCTATTACAGCCCGCTCCATACCTGCACCTGCCTGTATGACCGCCTATATACCCACGCTTTTGCACCCCTATAACAAAGTGTTTTGCCCGTGCACCTATATCTGTTGGCCAATGTGAAAGCCTATATTTTCGTGTATTAGTAAATAAAAAGCCATAATCCGAATAGAAAAAGCAGCAGATATGGCGGATAAATCCTGCCTACCCACTGCTTTTATGAATCCAGGTTTTAAAACCAAAATACCCGCTTTCACTTCCCGCTTTTTTTTCCGAAAGGTTTTTCCCTTGGATTTTTTCCAGAATTGTTTTCTATTGCTGTACCCCCACTTTCCCTTTTTGGCCATCCGTGTATGTATTTATCATACTCTCCCTCGTATTCTTTCATGACGGCCTGTACACGCTGGTTTGCAAGAAGGGTATCCAGCGCCATTTTGTACCTTCTGTAAACCTGTGACCGGGACATCGGAATTTCAGTTGAAATCACGCCCCAGGGCTTGAAATCTATATGACGCAGCTCGCAGATCTGGCGTTCGATGGAATTTATCGGAAGGTATTCCAGGATATCCATCACCTGCGCGATTGCCAAGTCTATTTCCCTTTTCTGCTCGATAATGCGGTCCTCTATTTCTGATATCCAATAGCGGATAGATGCCGGGTCTTCCCCCGCAGAGTATCCCTCAATCCGCCGCTTCGCCTTTATGCCCCTGATCCGCGCGTCCAGCTGGCTTTTGTGTCTGTCTGACCTGTATATCCGTCCAAGATAATATTTCAGCACCTCAATCTGTTTCTTTTTGTCCATTTCCATTCCTCCAGCTGTCAATAATCTCCGCCGCCTCTTCCGGATAGGTCACTATTCCCGCCGTCCCTCCTGCATTCTTGATTTTTTCAATCGCTGCACCCTGCAATTTTGAAACATTCCCGAAAATCGGCCGCTTTATCTCAAATCCGAAGTAATGGCCGTCCAGTACGCACAAAACATCCGGGATGCCGCCCTGGGAATACATTCCCTGCGCTATCTTTGCGATATATGCATCCGGGAACTGTTTTTTCAGTCCGTTTATAACCTTTTTCTGGAAATACGCCTCTTTCGGCACTGCTTTCCTGCACATCGCCAGGGCTTCTTTCTTTGTGACCTGCTTTTCTTCTGCCAGTTCCTGAAGAAAAGCATCCGGATCAAAATCTGGTATATATTTTTCAAGCATTGCCCATTGCCTTCCTTTCCTTTTCGTATTCTGCTTCGCATAATTCCTCTGTCGGCGGGAGACTTTCGCGCCAGGCTGCTTCTTTTTCTGCCACCCATATTCCATACCAATCATGCCAGTACATATCAATCATGCTGTTATACCAAACCGCTCCGGCTGCTTCCATCCCGATCCACGTTATCCCATCTGGCAGCGGCTTTTTTTTGCACCTGTGCGTCCAGTACGGCGCATATGCTTCATACCGTATCTTGCAATGTACCCGGCAGGCAGCAGTCAAAAATTTATCCAAGGAATACGTCTGAAAGAGGATATCCTTGAGCTGCTTCATTTCCCCCTTGGCCGCTTCGCTGCTTATGATCTTCTGAATTGCTCTGCATACGGCATCCGATTGCCCGCCTTTTTCCACTATCAGCCCCGATAACCAGAAACTCCTTAATATCTGATTTGCCCCTGCGATAATTTCCGTGCGATATTTTTCCAGTACAGATGCGTATCGCACGAACTGCTCTTTGCTCATCTTGGTCTCGTTTACCCCCAGTAACCGTAGCTTTTCAGCCGTTTCCGAATAGATATTCATTCAAATCTACCTCCCTTCGCTACACCTTTCAAAAACACCATTCTTTCCACTTGCTTTTATCACAAACCCCCTAATATTTCTATGCTTTAAGGCTTCGCTACACCCGCTACACCCAATTTAAGAATATATATACTGTTTTTATAAAATTTATCGCATTATCGCATACAGGTTGCGTTTTTGCGATAATTCTTATAAATACATATATTTTTTGAATTTAGGTGTAGTTGGTGTAGCGTTTTAAAACAATCCCGCATTTTATATATACTTTTTACGCTACACCATACGCTACACCATAGTTTTTTCTGGTGTAGCAGGTGTTACTTCTTTTCAGAATCCTCACCGTCATCCTGACTGCCTTGTTGCGCCATCACCGCAGCAGTCAATGCCCCCAAATATAAACTCAATGCTTTGTTTTTGCAGATATGCTTCGCCTTTGAACAGTGCCATATACGACATAGCCACAGCTGATGCAACCAGTTTCGCAATTTCCGGATCGTGTGTCCGTTCCATCGCCGTATTGTATGCCACTATATATGCGTTTGCTGCTTCCTGATAAAAACTATCGCTCATTTCCTACCTCACATACTGCTCCAATCATATCCAACAGTTTTTCCGACTTTCCAAGGCTGGTATGCTTCTGAATGGTTATTTCTTTCGCCGTTGGATCTTCCAGTGCTTTTCTTATATCATCATATCTTTTAACAACCCTGCGCCCTCTCAGTTCCTGTCCATTCTTTTCCCTATTCTCCCCGATCTGAAATCTTGGGCATGACTTTCCTATATTCTTGCCCCCGTCTTTCCATCTGCATTCATACATTACTGCACAGGCAAATGGAAACTGATATGGCGGCTTCATCGGGATTGCATATTTGCAGATTTCTTTTCCCATCGTTATGTCCTTTCAATCCTAAATTGCTTCCACTGCATCTAACAATTCTGTCTGACCACGGACTTGGTCTGGTGTCAGCCCGGTACTCTTGTAAGACGCAAGTTCCTTTGCCTGTTCCGCATATAGCCTGTCAATTTCCCGAATCTGATCAGGTGAAAGCCCGGTATCTTTATATTTTTGCAATTCTTCTTCTAAATTTTTGCAGATCATGATGAAGATTGGAGTGCATCTTCCGTAATTCCCCATACTGACCTTGCACCATTCATCTACACAAGGGCATTGATCCATATATTTGCAACTCATGATTTTACTGCTCCTTTCTTTAGCGCACACTCTGTGCAAAGAGGAATCGCTCCCGTTGCTTCCGCTATATCAGCAAGCGGCATCCTCCAACAATCCCTCCCGCATTCCGGGCAGGTGGTCAGTTTCCAGTCACTATGCCCGTGTGAAACATTTTTTACAAGCGGCATACAACAATAGCCGCCCCGATCTGTTGGTTTTCTTGGTTCAATACTCAAATTCATGTTCATTCTCCTATTTCTCCGAAATAATCACTCATCGTTATCTGGTTTGGATCATCGCCTACCCACCAACGCATGACGCTTTCGCCATCGCTCCATGTTCCCCTATTTACCAGTCCGCTTTCTTCCCTAGCCTTTACCATTCTGTCGAATGCCCGAACGTATGAAGCCCTATATTTAAGATAAAATGAAAAATCTTTCTTCATTCCTTTTCCGCCCTGCATGGGGCATCCTATGCAACCAATCCGTCTTGATCCACACTGGTAAAGCGGATTCGACTGGCATCCATAATAATGTAAGAATTCCCACACATCTTCATCCGTCCAATCAACGATTGGATTTACCATAGTAGAAGTAGTTCGATAACAATGTTCCACAAAACGCCTGCTCTGTGAATTATCATTATTCAGTACCAAACCGCCTTTTTTTGTGAATCGAAAGGACACATCGTTTTCTGCTGCATATTTTTGCATGGTCTTTGGTTTTCCAATAACCGTAACAATACCATGGCCTTCTGTCCTGGATAAACTTTCTGCCCACCTTACGCCCATTATTTTCACCCTGCCATTGCCGCCGCGCTCTTTTAATTTTTCGCAGCAATACCGTGCAAGCCTTGTTGGTGGTATCTTCTTTTTCACGATAAGCTGCCACATGGTAAATTCTGGATACTCCACATTTTCTTTCCCGATCGTGTCCCACACATAATGCACGGTCTCAGGAGCGTCCACTGTGGTAAGGTTATGCTTGCATTCGTGTTTCACACCTGCCAACTCTGCCAGTATCCGAATGCAGTCGCTGTCCTTGCCGCCGCTGTAGCATAGGTAGTAAGGCTCGCTTTCTGGTTGGAATGAACGCAGGTACTGAATGGCCCTTTGTTCTTTCTTTTTATCCATTTTTATCACCTCTGACGCTTATTTATCACTAAGCTCATCTAATCTTCCAGATAACACAAGTGCGGTCGCTTCTATCACGATTCGCATAAGCTCCATATCCAGAGTTTCCCATGGTATGTGGGTAGATTTTTTACGTTGTTCTCCAGCTGTTTTTTGCGTTGTCATCTGAATGAGTCGGTATACAGACTCCTTTAACGCTTGTATGTTTTCTTTTTGCCCTTTGTCCATTAAAAAACTCCACATCAAGTCTTTTAATCCGTTTGCCGGATTTTTTTTCATCGTATCACCTCTCCCGAAAACATAGATTCAATAGCCGCCTTGATATCGTCCATCTTTTTGGGACCGATGCCTTTTACTTTGGATACGGCTTCCATAATATCCGCGACATCAATACCCGGAACGCTTTCCTTTCCATCCTCGTATCCATAACCATATAAATTCGTGCAGAACGCCGTGAACTGCTGCCTGTCGTACTTCTTAACACTTTTATACATTTCCCTTGTAATTTCCGGCATAACACCTTTTTTATTTCTATTCATTCCAATCCTCCTTACCGCCTCTGCTATGCTCATAAGTCTCCATAAAAATTCCACAGCCCCTGTTTCCCTGTTGCCGGAATCGGCCTATCAAACAGTTCTGGTTCTTCCAATACCCATGCATAGTGATCTAGCACGAAGTATCCAAGCGCATATTCTTCAATATGCTGTTTCCTGATAAGATCCCGTATCGCTTCATCAATCAGTACGCAGTTCACAAGTTTCGCTCTTCCAATGATTGCTCCGGTTACCATCTCGGTACGAAACGCGCCTGCCAGTTTCATGTACCTTGCTTCAAAAAGTGTCTGCCGTATGACATTCGTCATGTTCTTTTTCCCTGCGTGAATGAGGATTTCTCCCCTGTAATTTGTTTTCCATGACCGTGTTTCACAACGCTTCTTTCCCGAAGCCAAAAGCCATGCCCATGGCTGTAGAACGGTTATTGCTTTCAACCTTACGCACCTCCCATCAGCATCATAGCCTGTTCTTCTTTCCTCTGCTGCTCTATGTATTCTTTCATTGTTGGTCTGGCCCCATCCAAATCATTCCATCTGTAAATTTCATGCTCTTCGCGCTCATACTGCCTTTTATAACAATCCCTGCAGGAGCATATCCCTGAGAGCCAGCGCATTTCACCATAATACTCTGGCTGCCCGCAGTGCTGGCAGATAACGATTCGTTTCATTTCATCCATCCTATAATTCTCCTTCCCAATTCCACAGCCCCTGCTTTCCACTTGCCGGAATCGGCTTATCAAAAAGCACGGCATTTTCCATCATCCATGCATATCTTCCTGGCGTAAAATCTCCGAATTCATATTCATCCGGGTGCTGTTCTTTAATGAGTGCCGCCGTCAATTCATCAATCTGCATACAGTTCACAAGATTCGCTTTCCCGATGATTGCTCCGAACGGTACTTTATTCTCCCGATACCTCAGTTCGTTGACTGCATTCAGCAGATATGGCTCTCCGATGATATTCGCATATATTCCTCTATCTCCCTTAGTCATTCCAAGCGGATCGCCTTTTCCTGCATGAAGGAGGATTTCTCCCCGGTAGTTGGTTCTCCATGACCTTGTTTCAATTCTTTTCTTCCCCTCTGCCAGTAGGCTTGTCCACGGCTGAAGGATTGTGATTGCTTTCATGTTTCACCTTCTTTCAATCAAATAAAGTCATCTGTTCATATTCCGTTTGCTTGTAATTCGCCCACAGGATTTCCGTTTTCTTTGAGCATACCTGTGAATATGCTGCGTTTTCATATCGCGTCCATCCCGAAAGCATATCCTGGTAAAGTTCTGTGTCGTATCCGCTGATCAGCACCGGTCCCTTATGCACTAAGAGCGCACTAAGCAGCTTTTCATGGTCTGCATCATCCATTTCATACCGATACTGTTTGCCATGCCTGGTCTCAAGCATGTATGGTGGATCGCAGTATATCAGCACATTTTTGTAATTGAACCGCTGTATTACATCTAATGCTGGCTTGTTTTCAATCTGCACGCCCCGGAGCCGTTCCGCTGCCTGTATGATTTTATCCGGCAGGTGAACCCAATCCTGCGCCGCATAGGCCTTTTCCCTGCCCTGCACATCATTCTTCCAACCGACCTTTTCTCCGTTCGTCCGAAAGCCATACCCCATGTTCAGCCTGATGTAGAAGTTTACCGCTTTTTCCAAACCGTCCTCTGGTACCGCCGAAAAAGCATCTTCATAGATCTGTCTTGCGTATGGCGTGTAATAGATTTCATGCGCCAGCCGCTCCGGGTCTTTCCTGATCCATTCAAACAGGTTGACCACGTTTCCGTCCAAGTCGTTGACTGTCTCTATATTGCTCCTTGGCTTGTTGAAAAGGACTGCGCCGCTCCCGAAGAATGGCTCTAAGTAGCTGTGGTGTTCCGGGAACAGGTTAATGATCCGCTTTGCTATCGACCATTTACTTCCTGGATATTTCATTATTGCTTTCATGCGCATACCCCTTAATCAAATGGCAACTCCATATCGTCCGGGAGGTTCATAAACCCGTCTATGCAAAGCTGCTCATTTTTTCCTTCTTTCCCCCGTTCCATATTCCCGCCATCGTCATTCATTGCTTCATCTAGTTCATCAACCTTTTCCGAAAGTTTGCCGATAAAGAATTCGACAAATCTTGTATTTCTTCCATCAAATTTTCTTACTACAGAATATGTCTTTCCTTTGTGATCTTTCCGGGCAACCGATGTGATAAGCTCTTTTTCTGCCATATATGCCAGTGTCTTTTGTGCAGAATACCCCTCCTGCGTCAATGCCCTTTGCAGGAGGGATGGAAATAAGTAGACTACGTTCCCGGATTCTGACATTTTGCCAAGGCATGTCCCGATCGCTTTTTCACCAAATGCTGATTTATTTGAAATCACCCAGTCGGAAATGAACTGCACTGCGTTTTCGTTCGTGTCCCCCGTTGTTCTGGACATCAGTTCTTCCATGATCGCCTTTGCCATTTCCATTGACCGCTCCCATGATTTCCTACTAATCTCCAATTCCTTTGTATCTGGCATTTCTTTCCCCTCAAAGAACCACTCATTTATCAGGGCGTCTGCAAGGGCAACTGCTGCCACCCCGGAAACATGGCTCCCTGATTTTCCGTCCGAAATGCTGTCCACATACACCTGCATCCTGCCGTACCATTCGCAGATGCTTTCCTCTGACAGCCCTGCAATTCTATTTACAAATTCCGGTCCGGCATGGCCGCAGTTATCTGCAGACTTTTGATGCATCTGCGAAGCGGACTGTTCATCATCGAATGGCCCGCCGTATATTTCCAACGCCCTTGTGCTTACGCCGCCCTTGCTTGTTTCCCTTGCCAGCGGCTCTTCACCTGTGGCGATCGCCACCGTCCGCCAGGAATACGTCTTCTGCACCCCGCCTGATTTCGCGCCCCTGACCTTCCCCTTTCCGTTCGCAATCATATAAACAATCCTTTCCAGGTCTTCCTGCCGGCCCCCGGAAAGCTGGCGTTCGTCAATCCCCAAAGGCAGATCCCGGTACAAGGCAGCAGTGCGCTCCAGACCTACCTGTGTCGCATTAAAATTCACCATCAGGCGTTCCGGATCGCCCCAGGCAGACAGCGCGGCTTTTAATGCCGCTGTTTTTCCGGCTTTGGAATTGCCCCAGTTGTACACAAAGAATGTGCGCTGCTTTATGATCTTAAGGAGCGGGGCAGCAAAACTGGCAGCGAGTATGAAGCGGAATTTATCCCGTTCCCGGTGTGGGCGCATCGTTTCCACCCATCCGTCCAGGCTTCCGTCTTTCCTGTATGCAGATGCCGCGCCTTGTTGTGACGGGTCCACATCCAGTACAATGCCCTGTTCCCTTCCCGGTATGAAGCGTCCGCCCGGTTGCCAGCCGAATGTGGAAGTTGAGTCTGCTTTTGGTATCAGATCAATATTTTCGCTTTCCAGGGCTGATAAGAACTGCACCACCTGCTTGGCGTTTTCCGAAGTGACCGTGCATCCAAGGTCTGAAAGCGTTACAATACTGCGGCTGGTAAATAATGTGCTGCGCTGATATATTGCCTGATGCCATTTTTCATCCCGCTTGAACGCTATCTCTATTTTTTCATCGCCCGTATCAAGGCTTTTCAGACGCTGTTTTAAGATGATCGGCGTCCGGCAGACCAGTTCGTTGGCGTAGGATTTCTTGTTATATTTTTTTATCCCTTCGTCCGAAAACTCCCATCCGTCTGCCTGCCGCAGGCTGATCGGCGCACCTTCCAGTGACGCTGCGGGGGCCGGCGCGGAAAGGTCTACCTTTTCCGCATTTTTTATCAGTTTCAGGATTTTCCTGTTGCCGTCTTCCTTGCTGAATTTTATATAAACGTCTGATGGGTCCTTGCATTCCGGTATCTGGCTGCAGGAGAAGCGGTACACTTCCCCAATGAACCCGCTTTCCGCAAGCCCATGCGTTATCTTCCTGAAAAACGTTTCGCCGCCGCTGTCCTTTTCCTGATGTATGTATACCTTGAGATCTTGCAGCAGGCCGCTTTGTTCCGGCTTGAACATGGATGCCCCGGCAATTCCGAGCGCGGAAAGCCCCATCACCCAAAGGCTCTGTGTGTCGCTTTCCCCCTCTACAAGTATCACGTATCCGGCAGTCCGTATCTGCTTCAGCCGCCATTCGCCGTACAGCCCAATCTTTCCTGACGATCCTTTTTTCCAGCGGAACTGCTTATTTGCAAAACGCTTCCTGAAAGTGACTTCAATCCCGTTTTCGTTCATATACGGCACTTTCATATAGTCCACGTTGTAGTACCTGTCATGGACGGTTTCAATCTTACACTCGCTGGCAAGCCAGTCCGGGTCCAGGTGCTTTTCCAGGGCATATTCCTTAAGGCTGTATCCTTTTACGCCGCCTTTCCCCGCCGCCTGTTCCCCGCCCGTGCCCGGCCTGCTTACTTCCACCCCGTATTTTTCCAGTATTTCGCGGTAAGCGTCTTTGGTGTCCATCCCATGGATTTTTGCATAAAAAGATATAAAATTGCCGCCGATGTCTTCCGTAAGGCAGTGCCATTTCCCGGTTTCTAAATCTACAGAAAAGCTGTTGCTGTGATCATTGTGAAAAGGACATAGCCCCGTCAGGTTTTTTCCACTAATTTTCGGTTTTTTTATGTATGCCCAGTACTCCGACTTGTAGTCTATCAAGCGGTCAATGTCAATGTCCTGCGGTACCATATGCTATGCCCTGCTTTCTTTAAATCTTTTTATATATTCAGCCGCGCCTTCTGCAGAAAATTCCATCCTGGTATTTGGGATTTTCAGACTGGCGGCGAAATCTATGTCCTGGCGCATCCCGTCCGATACATGACCGTCAATCGTTGCAACAAACACCCTGCTGCACAAGGCCATCATCCGGTGCCCGGCCATAATGCCCCACTGCCTTTTCTGTCCCTCGTCCGCTAAGAAGCGCGGAAAATACAAATGCGGGACCACTGGGACGTAGCCGTCACAGTAAATTTCCCGCGCCAGTGCCTTTGCAAAATCCTTGTTAAATTCCCGCTGCTGCGCAGAATCCGCGTGGAACTGCGATATAACGAATGCCAGTGCTTTTCCCATTGCAATGCCTCCTTTACAATGCGGCGGCGCGATGCCGTCGCTGTGCCCGTGTTATTAATTGAAGGGAAGCTCCCCCTCTTCGATGCCGTCCGGAATTTCCATGAAGCCGCTGTCAGGCGCATCCACCGCCTGTGCCGTTTCCGGCGCAGCGTTCCCGCCGCCTGTGCCGCTTACGTTGTAATCATCGTTGTCTACAGCCACGGTCGTATACTGCCTTTTGATTTCCTCGCGCATCGTCCGCGCCAGATCGCCCTGATCCTTTGTCAGCTCACCGCTCTTTTCGACCGTGATTTTTGCGTAATCCTTGCCGCCCTTGCTTTTTGCTGATTCCAGCCGGAACGTTACCGCCATCCGGGTCAGCGGCAGGCCGCTTGAAATCAGGTGCTTTAACTGCTTGCTTACTGCCTTAAGTGATGTCGGCGGGACGGTCAGGAGATAAAGGTGCTGCCTTCCGTCCAGCATCAGGTAGATGCGGCGTGTGTTTTTGCACTCCTTCCCCTCGCCGTTCGCCTTAAATTCGTTGTATTCGCAGATGTCGCAATTGCAGACCGCCCCGGTTTCAAGCTCCACGCCCTGCTTCGCGTCCCAGGAGGAGCATACTGGCATGCGGTTTTCGCCGCCGTAATCCCCCTCCCAGCGGGCATTCATTTTATGGGTAAAAAGGATTACCCCGCGCAGCTCCTTCTCCATGTCCGGATCGTCCGGGTTGTCGCTTTCCACTTCAAATGCCTTGCTGTTTCCGGTCGGCATCTTGATCCGCCTGCAGTCAATGCTTCCCTCTTCGTCAAAATCGTCCAGCTCGTCTTCAATTTCCGCTTTCAAATCATCGTCCAGCCCCGCATACATCGGGATAAGGTTAAATTCCTTTTTCGTTGCCACTTCGTTCTTTGCCATCTTGGTATCCTCCTGTTTTGGTATAATGGTTTATGATTCACCGCCGCCGGATTCGCTTTCGCCTGATTCATCCATATCAAGCTTGGCATCCAGAAGGTTTTCTTCGACTTCCTCAAATCCGTCATTTTCTGCAATGTACTCTTCCAGCGGCGTTGTCTCCGGCGCGTTATGGTACAGGTCATCGTTTATCCTGTGCGCTTCCGCAGCCATCCGCACGGCCTGTTTTGCAACATCGGCCAGCGAATTTTCTATTGACGCCACCGCGTCAATTGCGCGGCTGTCTCCCAGCGGCATGATTTTCAGAAACGTTGTCATTCCGTTCCCGACTTCCTTTAAGGCTTTCGCAAGGCCGGAAAACTGCTCCGAAAGAAGCCCGTATCCCTCATACCTGTTCTTTACAAAATTATCGCCAACCCTTGCCTCCAGCTGCCTGTGCGCGAAAGTGATCATGATGCTTACATTCTCTTCCAGATCCCTTTCGGAATCCAAACGGCAGTCCATCTGGTACTGGCCGTTTTCGTCCATTTCCTTATACATACTATTTCACCGCCTTTTTCGCGCCTGCCAGGGCTTTCCGCGCCGAGTTCATCGTTCCTTTCCGTGTCTTTCTCCGGATTACTTTCAGCTCATCATAGCTTTTTACAATTTCCGCTACATCATCCGGGATTCCCTCTTCGCCTGCCGCCGCTTCTTTCAGCGCGGATTCCAGCAAACGCTGGTTGATGGCTTCCTTGATCAGGAAGTCATATCCGTTTTCACGCATGACCGCCATCTTATCAATGCCTTTTTCTGCAAGCGATTCTTCCGAGATGAAGGAATAGTGCGTTACGGTCTGCGGCGAGTAGCTGTAATCCCCATAGCCCTGTGACGGGATGTCATCGTCTACCATCTGTTCGACAATCTCTTCCTGAATTTTCTTGTATTCCTCATTGATCTCTTTCGTGGCTTTGGAAAGTTCGTCCTTCAAAGCCCGAAGCTCTTCATACCTTTCAATCAGCCCGATCAGTGCGCTTTTTACTTCTGCCATTTTGCATCCTCCTTAATTTAAAAGTTCTTTTATCTGTTCTATGATTTCTGAAAGCTCATCGTTCTGCTCCTGCGACAGCCTGTTTTCCACCCGGCTTGCAAATGCCTGCAGGCGGTCAAGCGGATGCGCGGCTTTCCTTTCCGTTTCCATTTCCTGTTTCTTAACCCGGAAGGCTTCCGAGTTTTCAATAATATTCTTTTTTGTTGACGGAACAATGACTGGTTTCCATCCTATTTTCCGGATTTCTTCTGATTCTTCCTGATTAGATACTGGAACGGCCTTTTCTCCATACTGTTCCATAAATTCTTCCGCAATTTCGTCCCTGACCGACATGCCGACTGCATAGTGTGATATGTATTGCCCGGCAAAAGTTCCAAGCGTATTTTTGGTCAGTTCCGCATCTTTCAATTCCGTAATCATATTTGAAACAAGCAGCTGTACGTCAAAGCTACTGACAAGATTCCGGTCGCGTTCCAAATGCACCAGCCCAGGCTTTATATCAACTCCCATGTCCAGCCGCTGTTCTGTGCATATGTACAAACCGCCGACAAATATTTTCCCTTTGAATTCCTCTCCTTCCAGTATCGCCCCTGCGCTGGTTTCCCTGCGGCTTACGCCTTCCTGCAGATGCAAGTTGCATTTCCTTATATCTTCGTATTCCTCCGGCGTTACGCCGCCGATTTCAATAATCAGGCTGTTCTCCGGGACCTTTTTCCATGCGGCCTCTGTCTCCACAAAGAATGTCGGGACCATCGCGCCGCCATATCTCCGCGATTTTACAAGGCGCGGCTTCCAGATTTCCCGCCTGCAGTAATTCTGGAATACGACCTGTTTCCCGCTCCGCAGAAGGACAACGGTCGCGATCTTATAGCCCTCGCCGTGGCTTCCGATCATTTCGGAGTTTCCGCGCTTGGTCGATTCCCCAAAGAGCAGCGTTTTTATATTCAGGTCGCTGTGCCTGTTGCCAATGCGGATGCACTGCTCATCCGTGCTGTAGTCAAAAAACATTTTGTTCCCGCTGTCGCGCTGCTGTTCGTCAATGGCGTTCTGGAAAAACTCCCTGACAGCTTCCGTCACGCCCCATTCCGGGACGTAGTCCGCGCTTATGCTTAGTTCATATTTGCGCTGCATTTCCCACCTCCAATTTTAAAAAATACTTTCCCTTTTATGCGGCTCATCCGCATCTTTGTTGGAATATTTAATCTCAATGGTGCGTACCATTCCGTCATCATCTGTATGGATTTTTAAATCCGCGATTTCCATTTTTTCCAGAACATCTTTGATTGGCATCTGGTACAGTTCCCTCAAACTCATGCGCTTTGTTTCTTTCATTTTCACATTCTCCTTATTTGAATATTTTTTTCCAGTCATCGACCACGGTTTTCGCCAGATCCTCTTTTTTCCGGAGCGCGACTGTGATTGCTTCGTCAACGCTGTCAGCGACAACAAGGTCTATGTATGTGCATGTATTGCGCTGGCCGATCCTGTGGATGCGGGAAAGGCTTTGCTCGTAGGTCGCATAGTTAAAATTTTTGCTGTAGTACACGCACGTATCTGCAGCAGTCAGCGTGATCCCGGTTCCGGCAGTATCTATCTGGCCGATAAAAAGGAGCGTGTCCGGGTCTGTCTGGAACTGCTGCACCAGCGGCCCCCTGTCCTCTTTTTTTATATCCCCATAGATGGACACTGACTTTTTGCCTGCTGGAAGCGTGTTTTCAGCCAGCTTTATGATTGCCTTCACCTCCGCGATGAACCGGGCAAATACAACCAGCTTCCTTCCCGCCCCGATGACGTAATCCAGTATGATATCTTTTAGCGCATCCAGTTTCGCTGTGCTTACCTGCTCTGGCCGCTCCGCATCATCCTGAACCAGAAAGCCGCCAGTCAGCTGCTGCAGCCGCAGAAGTTTTGTCAGGACGGTCGTTGCCGTCACCTTTCCGCCGTTCGCCAGTTCTGCGTAGGAATCCCTGCGCAGCGTGTCGTACAGATTGCGCTCCTTTTTGCTCATGGCAATCTGGCGTGTTTCAAACGTCTGTTCCGGCAGGTCAATGGCTTCTTCCTTCGTGATCCGGAAGGCGATGCTGTGTTCCTTTCGCACCAGCCCGTCCAGGTCTTTGTATCCTACTATCTTTTTGTTGTTGAAGCCGCCCATGATTGCGTAGCGGCCACGGAACGCATAGAAGCTGTCCCCGAAAACCGTCCGGTCTAAAAATCGGTACTGCGACCAGATGTCAATGGCATCATTCTGCACTGGCGTCCCGGAAAGGATCAGCTTATACTTTGCCGCATCCCCCAGCTTGTGGATTGCCACGGACTGCTGCGCATCGTGCGTCTTGATGCGCTGGCTCTCATCGCAGATGATCATGTCCGCTTTGTATCCCAGCAGTGCTTCAAATATATCCTCCCGCCAGCATGATTCATAGTTGATTACGGCCACTTTCAGTTTTGGGTAACGGTACTTCTCTAAATCCGATATCGCTTTCAGGCGCGACCGCTTGTCCCCAAGCATTGTCCGGCACGTAACCGGGAAGTCCGCCGCCTCGTCAAATTCCTTTGGCCATACGGCCACGACAGAAGTTGGTGCAATAATAAGCACACGGTCAACCGCGCCTGCCTGATACGCCGCGCCCATTACGGCGATGGCTGTCAAAGTCTTTCCGCATCCCATTTCAAAAAGGAATGCAAACCCGCTGCTGGCCTTGCCCGTCATGATCCGTCACCCCGCTTCACAGCCCTTTCAGCCTTTCTCTTTTCTTTTTCCTTGCGGACGATGTAAACGCATTCGTCCACCCGGTAAGCCTCATAAAATTCCGTTTCTTTTTTATCCCGCCTCGCCGCGTTTATGGTTGACAGCTTTTTCTTTGCGTCCTGGCTCGTCTCGTACTGGAAGCACATATTTTTGTGCGTTGACTGCAGAAAGCCCTCTATTGCGATGCGCTCATCGCTCTTTTTCCCGTGTGCGCCTGTCTTTTTCGGCGGCAGTTTTACATTGTAGCGCAGCTCCATTCCGTCTTCACCCCTTCCTGACTGCAATAAATAGTTGATATAGTTCTGGTTTTCACTAGTTATAAGGTCTGCGATGGACAGCCCGTCTGTGCCTGGGATTTCCGCATCAAGGCTTATCGTCTGGATGCGCCGTCCCATTTTGGCAATTTCATTTCCGACAGCAGAGCGCATATTCTGGTAAGCAATCGTCCGGAATTTCCACCTGTGAAGCTCCGGTCGGTCAAACCACAGCCTTACTGCATGAAGATACCGGAATATGACCACATCGTACCATTCGTCTTCCAGCAGCCGGCGCATCCTGAGATACTCGCCGACTATATGATGGTTTTCTGCAGCAAATTCCCTTTCCTGTGCATTCAGCATGATTCCCGCTGCGCCCCCCGGACGGATTCCTTTCCCAAAAGCCCCACCTCCTGTTATTGCCGGCCCCTTTTCAAAAGTTCAGGGAGCGTCTGGTCTGGCGGCGCGATTTCGTTTCTGAATGGCTGTGCCGCATAGGTTACTTTTTTAAGCTGCCTGCCGCTTACGCCGTACTTTTGGTTATACCCGAAAATGTTTATGTAATTCAGAAGGTCGTTCCGTTCGCGCCCCATAGCCTTGGCAACTTCCATCAGGGCTTTTACGTCATCGACCGCCCGGTGGGAATTTACAACGCTGTCCTGCAGGCCGTAATGCTCGATGGCATTTGCCAGCTTATGCGGATATGCCGCCCGGTCCTTATAGATGGTCAGCGTGTCAAGATAATCCGCATCGTTAAATTCGTGCAGCCACCGCCTGAACTGCGGCCCCTCTTTGTCATGCGCCATCTGCAGTATGTAAAGATATCCCGTAAAATTAAGGTCAAACTGTGCGTTGTGCGCCACAAGCAGCGTGTCTTTCAGATTTTCAAAAAAGTCTTTTCCGTATTCCCCGGTTATGATTTCCGCAAACTGTTCTGCCATTTCATCTTCGGTTATTCCCTGTTCTGTAAGCATCCGGTCTGTGATTCCGGTAATCTCCACTATTTTCTCAGGTATTTTCTTGCCATCCGGAAGCCTGCAGTACACATCCATCTCGCGCCAGATTTCCGGCTCTCCCTTCGCGCCCTTACGGACGCCGATCGCCGCCAGTTCTATGATCCGGTCTGCCTGTGCGTTGAACCCGGTTGTCTCTACGTCAAAAAATACAATATTCCGATAAACATCAAGCAGGCTGTCCAGGCCGCTTCCGCTTATGCCGTCCCGCCGCGCCTGTTCCGGCTTTCCTGTTTTTTCCAGCCAGCCACACCGTATATTACAGTCCTCACTGCACTCTGCGCAGCATTTATATTGCCGCGAACAGTACGCCGCCGAACCGCATATGCCGCTTTTAGACTGCCCGGTTAAACATTTTTTTGCTTCATCCAATCCCATCATCCCCTTTCTGCGTGTCCGATTCGGTCACGCCAAGCACTGCTGCAATGCCTTCAAATACATACTGTGCGCATGGAAGCGCGATGCCGTTTCCCCACATTTTATAAATTTCTGTGTCGGATGCCGGGTCTTTCAGCCAGCGTCTGACCGCCTTTTCGTCTTTCGGACGCTTGATTCCTTTCGCCCTGCCGACCAGTGCCCACCATTCCATCCATGCATCCAGCCAGAACTGGACTGTCTTTTTATCCGGGGCTTCGTCTGAAAGGCCGTCCGTCCAATCATCAGGAAAGCCCTGCAGCCGTCCGCATTCCAGCGGCGTGAATCTTCGGACGATATATTCTGCAAATACATATTTCCCGCCCTTATAATCCCTTGCCTGTACGCTTGCCGTGTCCGAAATCCTTACAACATCGTCTGCATGGCTTGCATCTACTGCCTTCGGCACCATGACTGCCTGCTGATCATGTATACAGTTCAGTGTCCCGGCTTTTTCATCCAGCGAAAGGCTGTGCGTCTGGCCGTTCCCGACAGAATATGGCTGCGCCACGCTTCCGGGCAGAAGCTCTGCGGTCAGCGTCTGCGCCCTGTCTTCATGCACGGTCACGCAGTCCCTTCCAATGGAATAAACCGGATGCTTCTCACCTACAATTACGATGCCGCCCTGATTGCATGCGGGATTGCCGCCCCTGCAGTCAATCGTCCGGCTTGTCTGCGCTTCATAAAATCCGCTGTCCGGATTTTCCGATTTCATTGCGTTGCTGTCCATGGAGCAGATGCCGTATGCCGTGGATCTGCTTTCCATCAGGAGCGGCACATTGTTGCCGCCGGTCCCCATTTTCCCCGTCAGCGTTGTGCGTATATTATCCTTTGCAACGTCAACCCGGCTGTCCTGTGAATGGTTTTCCAACGCGACCACCCTCCTTTCTGCTGGCACGAATACGGTCTGGTCATTATGGCAGGAGAGCGTTGCCGATTTATCTTCCTGCACAAGCGGCCCCTTGCCGCCGCCAGCGCATCCGCACCTGATCCTCAATGTCTTAGGCCTTACTGCCCCCCCCCGCCTGACGCTCCAAGGCTGTTTTCAGCTTCTCCGGAAGGTTCTTCCCCCGCTTCTGCGCCCTGCGCAGTATCCCCGCACAGGCCTTTTCGCTTAAATAATATTTCTCCTGCGGTCCATCCTCCAAAATCTGCAACAAGGTAGATTCTTTTCCTTCGCTGGGGCACTCCCCAGTATTGGGCATCCAGGACGCGCCAGGCCACGCTGTAGCCATCCCCCATGATGCCTCCGGCTGGCTTCCATCTCCCGCCCGGAGGTCGAGGAACAGAAACTCCGTCTTCTGCAATCCTGACAATTTCTGTGAGTACGCATCGGAAGTCTTCTCCCTTGTTGCTGGAGAATGCTCCGGGGACGTTTTCCCACACCATAAATCTTGGTTTTCCATGCGCCACCCTCATTTCTTTTACTATCCTGACATATTCCCGGAACAATACGGATTTCTCGCCATCAAGCCCTGTCCGGTTTCCGGCTATGCTCATGTTTTGGCAAGGAGATCCTCCGGTTACAACATCTACTGGCTTAACCTGTGCGCCGTTTATCCGGCTGATATCCCCAAGATGCTCTGCATCTGGGAAACGCATCTGCGTTACGCGCATTGGAAACGGCTCTATTTCGGATTCCCAGACTGTGTGAAAACCCACGCGTTCCCCAGCCAGTTCGAAGCCGCCGCTCCCGGAAAATAAAGAACCCATTTTCATGTGCCCCACCCCATTTTCTTCCCGCACCAGTGGCAGTACGTGTGGTGCATGCGGACGCGCCTGTGGCATTTTGGACAATGCCAGATGCCGTCTTTCAGGACAGGCTTTTCTTCATAACAGTATTTTGAAAGCATATCGCTATACTGTTTTGCGAGATCATGGTAATCCTGCAACGTGCTTTCCAATTCCTCTGCGGCATTTTCCTGCAATTTTTCCTTGGTCACTCCAAACTTAAGCAACACTTCGTCCAGAGATTTTTCCCACGCTCCCATCATTCTTCATCACCATCCTCAAAATAAATTATTTTAAATATGTCCTGCGTAAACACTTTTACCATGTACGCCGTCATCAGTATCGCTGGAAGGATCAGCCATTCACCGCCTATTGCAAAATATCCTCTTGTCTTGTATGTATGCGGCACTGCAAAAGCTGTAAGCACAATCCCCGCCAATATCAAACGCCAATTCTTAGTCAGATATTTTTTCATTGTTGCTACCCCCTGCAGGGTCCATAAGCCCGAATGTAAGCAGCGCCATATTGGCCGCACGCATTTGATGTGCATAAAGATTCCGTTTCACTGGGTAATTTACAAGTGGTTTCAAATCCGCAGCCGACCGCACACGCTCTGCATCCACCGCCTCCTGCACCACGTTCAGACGGTGCCGCTCCGCATCCAGCGGCTTTGGCAGGGGGATAAGCCCCGCGAGCCTGTTAAGCAGTTCCGCGCACACAAGCCCCTCCCACCATTTCTGCCGCTTATTCCACTTCATCATGCCGCCCCATGATTTCAGAACCGCCGTTTGCGTGGAATCTGCCTCTATGATCACAATGCAACCATTGTCCATCTTAATCCGCATAGACAATCCAACCTCCTAACATAAAGTTAATTCATATTCCGGCTTTCCATTTTCAGGCTTGTACACCAATGCGGCATAAAACTTGCCGTGCTTTTTATAAATCTCTGGAATCATCTCGCTAAAGGCACTGCCGGACGCGCTCCCATGGCTTATCTGAACACAATCTTTCACTGGTTCGTTCGACATCCCCTGTGCTATCAAGGATGCGGCTTCGTTTGAATCCGTAATAAATATTTTGTAGCTTAATTTTGAATAATTTCCCTCGTCCTGTACAATCCAAATGTTTTCAGATTCCCCGTTAGAATAATTAAGTTCAAGCCTGTTGTTTAAATCTGAAATCCATGCATTCGTACCTTCTGCTGTCGAATAATAGATCGGGTATCCGGCGCGGCTACTTCTATCTTCATCTTTTTCATAGTCTGTAGGAAAAAGCCTGCTCGCCAATTCCCACGCTTCTTTAACGCTTGATACTATCATCCTGCTTCTCCTTTCTTTCTGGCGTTACTGATGGAGGGGTAAGCCGCTGATTTCTCTTTGCCAGCACCCTGCGGCAGTAACTTTCGGTAAACCGCTGTCGGTATCCTTCCGTCAATTCCAGTTTCAAATTAATTGTTCGTTCCACCTATTTCACCGCCCCCTCTTTTTCGGGGAAAGCTGTAATCCCGTCTCAAATTTTTGCTTGGAAAGCTGTAATCCCGCCTCTAATCCAGATATGAACGCACATCCAAGCGTTACCATAAATTCATGCTTGCTTTTCGCGGAGTTGTTCTTTGCGAGAATCATTGCAAGTTCTTCCGTTTTTTTCATCTGCTCTGCTGTATAAATTGTTTTACTCTTATCCATGACTATCTCTCCTTTCTTTTCTTGCTTTGATTATTGATTTCGTAATAAGTATATATTACATAATCCATATTGTCAACACTTTTTATTGATTTCGTAATATTTTATTGACCTTGCAATATTTATGTGTTAAAATTTGAAAAAAGAAAGGAGAATGAGTTTCATGAACGAACGAATAAGGAAATTGCGAAGAACTCTTGATTTGACTCAAGCCGTATTTGCTGAAAAAATAGGAATGAAACAAAATTCAATTGCGCTCGTTGAGGGTGGAAAAAGAAATATTTCCGATTATGCCATCCGAGTAATTTGCCGGGAATTCAATGTCAATGAAGAATGGCTTCGCACGGGAAATGGAGAAATGTTCAACCCAACGCCAGACTCTGAGTTAGATGCACTTGCTAAGAAGTACGGACTGTCTCGCAACGCCCGTATAATGATTGAAAAATTCATTAATCTAAAACCAGATCAGCAGGATGCCGTAATTCATTACATTAAAGAAGTAGCATCTTCCTTGGATGATTCCGATACTGTGTCGCATCCAGTTGATATAGCCGCTGCAGAGGCGGCGTATGAAAAGAGCTTAGGGATTGTGCCACAAGAGGAGTATATTGTCTTGAATACCACAGAAGGCGCAGGAAAAAAGAACGCATAGGAAAGGGGTTATTGTAAGATGGGTTTTCAATACAGAAAGTCTAAAAAACTCGGAAACGGAGTCCGATTAAATGCTGGAAAGAAAAGCGTTGGTCTAAGTGCTGGCGTTAAAGGTGCGAGGGTAAGTGTGAATTCTAAAGGTCAATCCAGAATCAATCTTTCAATTCCAGGAACAGGATTTCGTTTCCAAAAAACAATCTCTGGAAATGGCATTTTCGTTGTATTTGCCAATATAACAATATGGTTTTTCAAAGCTGTATTTATTTTATTTTGGTGGATAATAAAATTTATAATATGGTTTTGGTATATGCTGTTTTTATATTCATGGAAAGCTATACGATATCTGTTTTTAAAAAAACAGGAATCCGTACATAACAAAAATATCCAAGAATAAGACAATATCAAATAGCAAAGCCGCCAATAGTTGCGGCTTTGCTATATATAAGGAGTGATTATTTATGAGATTCGCTACATACGGACGTAAATCCGTCTATTCTGACAAATCAGATTCCGTAGACAACCAGGAGCGCATGTGCCGGGAATATGCAGATTTCCGCTTTAAAGGACAAGTTGAGTCCTTTGAAGCCTATTCAGACGAAGGGCTGTCCGGGGCAAATACGGACCGCCCCGGCCTGAAACGGCTCCTGTCAGACGTAGACGATGGCTGCATAGATGCTCTCATCGTCTACCAGCTGGACAGACTGTCACGTGATGTAAAAGATTTTGCAAACATCTATTCCAAGCTGGAGGAAAAGGGCGTGATGTTTATCTCCCTGAAAGAAAGCATCGATACAAACACACCGATCGGGAAAGCCATGATGTTTATTACAGCCACATTCGCGCAGATGGAACGCGAAACCATTGCCGCCAGAGTAACAGACAACCTGACCGGGCTTGCAAAAAAAGGATTCTGGCTTGGGGGAAAGCCACCTTATGGATATGTCACAAAACGGATCGAAGTAAATGGAAAAAAACATGTAACGCTTGCCATCGATCCAGAATCTTCTGAATATGTCAAATGGCTATATAATACGTTCCTTGATAATAAATACTCCGTCCAGCAAATGGAAACGGCATTGCGCCGACAAGGGATCCGCACTGTAAACGGAGCCTTCTTTTCCGGCAGCCAGCTGCACAGGACGCTTTCCATGCCTTATTACGCACAGGCAACGCAGGAAATCTATGATTATTTTTCCGATCTTGGATGCCAAATGGACAGTTCCCCGCGCGAATCATGGGATGGCACACATGGAGTGATGCTATATGGCCGCACCGGCAGCAATAAAAGCACTGTCCAGCCACATTCTAACTGGATCGTCTGCGTTGGAATGCACACCCCATTTATATCTGCTGAAACCTGGCTTTCCGCACAAGAACTTTTGCATAAAAATATATTTGATAAAACACTGAAATATAACGTACCGCTTTTAAAAGGAGTACTCCGTTGCGCCAAATGCGGGTGCAAAATGCAGATTGGAAGAAAAAAAGTAAAGGACAGGGTAGACAGCCGGTACCGCTGCCTGAAACGAATCCATGAAGGCAAAGAAGGATGCGATACCTGTTCAATAAAATGTGAAAAACTGGACAATCAGGTATTGGACATTTTCCGCAAAATAGAACTTGATCCTGAAACCGTCAAAGAATACGCCGGCATAAGCCAGCCGCAGGATCACTCAGATGCAATAAAAAAGAAAGAGGCAGAAGCCTCCCGTTTAAGAACCCGGATAAACCATCTTACAGATGCGCTTGCAATGGCTGAAAAATCATCTGCAGCACAATACATTATCGCACAGATTGAATCAGAAAATCTAAACCTGGATGCCATAAAAAGGGATATCGAACTGACAAAGGCCAAACTCCGTCAGGAACAGAAAGAAACTGTTTCACTTGAAAAGAAAGTTTCAGAAATCATACGCATGATGCAGGGACTGGATAATTTTACTGATGTGGAACGCAATGAAATTATACGGGAAGTGGTTCAAGAATGTACGTGGAATGGGGAGACTCTTTTTTTACGTTTATAAATTCGTCTTTTCATTCTAGTGGAGTCACCTAATAGAATAAAAAGACGAATTACTTAGCTGAATTTAATAAGCTAATTTGATGAATAAAAGACAGGCGGAATATCCCGCCTGTCCCATTACTATTTGATGCGCACTTCACCATTATAGATAAGTGGAATCCACCATCCGCTTTTCATTCTTCCCCAGATGTTCCCATTAACATTTTTTACTGATACAAGCCGGAACGTTTGCCCCTTCTTGAATACGGCATAGCCGTCTTTTTTTCTGCATTTCTTTTTGACTGCTTCGGATACTGCAGAATATGCCGTCTTATTTGATTTTGATGCTCCGGCGCTCATTCGAAGATAGCAGGATTTTAATACAGTGTAGCTTTTTCCTGTTTCAAATGTCAGGTTAATGCCCTGCATCTTAGCAAAAACCGCCGCCCGGAACGTGTCCATCGTGTATCCAATGCCAAGGCCATCCCATAGGTGTTCAGGGTCACCGTGGTTTGATGCAATGCCCCTTGCACATCCCTCTTTGTGGCTGATAATTACGCCATCCTCAAGCGGGTTAAGCCCATACTTTGCGCTGAGCATTGCAAACAGTTCCACAGCAGAGTTATAGGTTTTCCTTACAACGGCTTTTGCCTTTGCAGGGTCTGAACAGGTAAATCTGCTGTCGGATGTGTATCTGATGCAGGCCGGCTCGCACATTTCAATACCAATATGCGTGTTGTTCCCGCTTCCCCTGCTCCCGGATCCGCCGTGCCATCCCCGGTGATCCCATGGAAGCGTCTGGTATACGATGCCGTCATTCCCGTCAATAATACCATGCGGGCAGACTCCGGCTGTCTGGCTGTTCCATGTACTGACAAACACATGTGCTTTCTGCTGTGGACAGCCCACAGAATGCAGCATCAGGCCGCGCACCGTAATTTTTCTCCCTCCGGTATAACACCTGTTTTTCGTTACAATACTTTCAATGATCTTCGCCATATTCCGATTCTCCTATTCTGCCCGCCTCCGCTTTTGCACCTGCAGCATCCGCAAGCCCTTCACCTACCACATACCCGATCACCGTTGCGCCCGCCATAATAATTGACGCAACCTGTGCCGCTTCGTTTTGTGTCCCCCCTGTCGCTGTCACAATCAAAGATGCAAAACTGCAGACCGACACCCACAGCTTCCGGCTTGTTAATTTCTTGATGAGTTTCTTTTTCATTGCACTGTCCACCAACCTTTCCTCTTTTTGAAAATTTGCGCATCCACCGTTTCTTTTGCAGAAGTCATCCGGCGGCGCATCCATGTACCACTTGCAGTTCCCATTTGTGCAGATATAATCATCAGCTAAATGCCTGCATTCGTCCGGGCTGAGTACAATATACGCCCCATCCCGGAAATAATGCCTGCTCATGGCTACATTCCTATCTGCTTAAAAATGAAGCCAATGACGATACCTAAAATAGCGGTAAAGATATAGCCAGTAACCTTGCGCCACATTGCCCCGTCTTTATCTTCCAGAACTTTCAGCCGATCCCCCTGCTGTTCCTGGATGTTTGTCATGTTCTTCATGCTGACGGCCAATTCTTTCACCGATGCTGTTAGATCCCCAATCTGACGCACTGTTTCTTCCAGGTCATCAATGCGGCGGTTCTGGCGTTTATCTTCGTCTGAAAGCCGCCGATTTTCAATATCCATCCGCTTTTCAAATTCCTTGTGCATTTCCATTGAAACAAACCGCTGCTCATCCATAATCACTGCCCCCTATATCCACTGCCGCAAACTTGCGGCTTCATTGATCCTTTTCACCGCAGGAAGCGCGTCCGCTTCATCTGCAGATATGTGCTGCATTAAGAGCGCGAACAATTCATTGATTATGCCACTCTGGATGTCTATGATCGCGTTCAGCTTCTCCACGGTTTCTAACGGACTCATTCTGCGCCACCCAGTGCTTCCCCTGTGATCTCTTCGTAATCTGCTGCAGTAATGGAGCCTTTTTCCACACGCTCCGCAACCTGCTCTTTTGTAAGTTTCCCGGAATTGTAAAGCCTTTTAATGCTGCTTACCAGTATATTTGCCAATTACAACACCCCCTCTTCAATTAGCTGCATCGTGAACGCATCAATCGCCTTTTCAGTACTGATCTGCTCGATGCTCTCCAACATGGCATACTCGCTTTCGGTGATTTCCCGGCTCTCACACACAAATTCCGTGTAAGCCTCCGTCCCCGCCGTTTCGTCCGCCTCGTGCGTGACTTCCCGGATTCCGCGCCGCTGCATAAACAGCCCAGGCGCGATGGCCTGCAGTTCGTCAGGCCGCTGCGCACAATGCTCTTCGCTCCATTGCTTCATTTCTATTCCTCCTTCTGTCCAGCTTTGACGCTATCTTTTTCAGCCGCCCCACATGGATGCGGGGCTTTATCCATTTCAGATAGCAGTTGTATGTGTCCGAATGGGTAAACCATCCCATATAGGACAGCATGGCCTTCACGTGGCACTCATAGTATCCGCGCCGCGCTTCCTTTGCCCTGTCCATCTTTGCCGCCAGCCGCGTGGCCGCAAGCAGGATGCTTTCCCGGATGACTGTCCGGTCCCGGTAAAAAACGAATCCCATGAAATCAACAGGCCGTCCAATCTTCTTTCCATTTTTCTTTTTATAGTCAAATTTACATACCTGGAAATTATGCTTCAATTTCAGGCGAAACCGCCGTCCAAGCATCTTCCTGATTTCCAGTATCACTTTATGCAGCGTTTTCTTGTTATCCGAAAAGAAAACCATATCATCCATGTAGCGCACGAACTTCTGAATCCCAAGCCGCTCCGTTATCATCCTGTCAAGCGGCTCTAAAATATAATTCGCAAGCCACTGGCTTATGTAGAAGCCTAACGGGATGCCTTTCTTGAATCCCGTCAGGCACAGCTGGATTATGTACAGAAACCAGCTGTCTTTGATCCGGATCGACAGCTCCTTCATCAGAATTTCAATCCGGATGCTGTCGTAAAAGTGCCGGATGTCCACCTTGCCAAAGTATTTCAGTCCTTTTCCGGCTTTTATCCAACGCTCCATCCGCTTCTTGCCGTAATGCGCCCCACGGTTCGGGAACGATCCGCAGGAGAAGGGATAAGCCGTGGCCATAATGATTGGCTCCATCACCAGAACGATAATGTGGTGCAGCCACTGTTCGTGTATTTCCGGCATGTAGATTTTCCGCGTCTTTCCATGCTCGTGGATGAATTTTGGTTTATGCTTCTTCGGTTTGAATGCAAGTTCCGGGTTCTCGACCTGAACTCCCGGCGGCTTTGTGTTTTCAATCATGCGCTTCATCCCTTCGACTTCCGCGTCCAGATTTGCGTCAATCATAAGGATTTCAATGCGCTTTGTCTTGCCTTTTCTTAGTTTCTTGTACGCCTTCCGGATGACTTCATCATCCAGCATTCTTCGATACAAATACTTGTATTGTTTAACGCCGCAATCCCGCGTGGCGATCTTCTGCCACAGTTCCTTCCTGCGCATAAAACTATACTCCTATGGGATATTTTTTCTTCTATCTCCTGCAGGCGGCAGGTGCGACCGCTTTACCGCCTGCCCTGTATCGGATTAATTTCCACTCATCTTTCCGTTTACGGCGAGTAAGCCATGTTTCAATAGCCAGTGGTGTAGGTTATGGAGCGGCTTTTGGTTTATCTTCCATTTATGATAGAAGCATGGCCGCGCCGATGTTCCAGTTCGCGTTACCAGCAGTGTTGTTCAAATTCAGAGCGCGGGGTCCAGCATTCAGGCCGTTGTTGCAATTGCCAAAGCGTAGAGCAACCGCCCAAGGTGCCGCCACTCCATCCCCCTAAATATTTTTATTTCCGATCAGTTTCTTCTTGCTTTAATTTTTTGGGGGAATCGCTGTCGCGCCCCCAAACCCCCTATGCGGCTACGCCGACAGGTGGCAACAGAAGAATGGCCGCGCCGATGCCCCAGTTCGCGTTACCCGCAGGGTCGTTCAAAGTCAGAGCGCGGGGTCCAGCAGACAGGCCGGTGGTGCAACGGCCAAAGCGTAGAGCAACCGCCGTAATCCCGGTATTCACCCACATGCCATCACAGCCTCCAAGGGCAGTACTGCCCTTGTACGGCGCAGCTGGCAACGCTCCGAAGCCGCCAATTGTCCTGAAAATATGCGCATACACCGGACCGTAAGCGGCGTTGTCATTGATTTTACCGTGCGTGATGCCAGCGTCTTCATACGCCGCGCCTGTTAAATCGTAATTGTAATTTTTGCTTACTTTTACTTTCCCATTCACGCACACGACATACGGGTCACGCATCCACTGGTTGTAAGAACCTAATACAATCGAATGGAAAATCTTGTTTAAACTTTTTCCGTCCGAAGTGCCATAAAACTGACCGCCGCCGACAACCGCATTCTGTTTCACGCCGTATGTAGGGGCCAGGCTTGCATCGTACCCGGAGCAGTTGCCGTTCCCATACGCCGCCTGCAGGTCGGTTGTCTTGGCAAACAGAATCATCAGGTCGATAAGCGTCTCCACGATTGCGCCGCCGAAAAACTTCGCCTTGCTTCCGAAAGCGTCAATCGCCGTCTTTTCCGCAGCAGTCGCGGTATTGTAGCACGGCTGGTTTCCAGAAATGCATTTCATCTTGTCGCTGATGATTGTCCCATAAAACATCGGAATCCATACGCCCTCCAGTTCCCTGTTGCTTGGATCGATAAAGCCGATCGGCTCGAAGCCGTCACGCTTTGAGATGGAGAAATTCACCACCCGATCACTTCCGACCGTATATTCCTGTTTGTAGATTTTCATCGCCCAGGCAAAAGCCCCGCCGTCATAAGCGGCATTGGCCACGTCCGAAGCAGAACCGTCCTCTTTCTGCGCATAATTGTTTTCATTCAGGCGGTAATCCGCAGTGCCGTCACTGTGTACCATATACGGCTTGTTTGCCAGCAGCCACGGGAAGTTTGCCCATGAGTTATAGGACGCCTGCCCTGTTTCCTTATTTACCGTAATCGGAGAATAATCCTTGTTTGCCCCGGTGTATTCGATCCGCTGCCCCGGCGCAAGGATATCCATGTGTTCAATGAATCCGTAAATCTCATCCGGTACCAGCGCGTTGTAAATCTTATCCAGCGTTTCCTTATCCGCGATATTCACTCTTTTTCCCACTATTCCTCAACCTCCTCATAAAATAACAGGCCATTCTCAATCCCTAATTTATATTTTGCCCCGGTCGCTTCGTCAAATATATAGTTCCCTTCCGGGGACTGGATTACGACCTCGCTTGCATTCGCCACTTCAATCAAAAATTCAACCGTGATTGTGGAAGCAAGCATCCCGTTATAGGACGGCATATAATCCCACTGGTCTTCGACCGCGACCGCGATGGCATACAGTATCTCGCCGCCGTCCGGGTCCTCTGCATAGATGCCGATCTCTTTCACATAGTATCCCTGTGTGAGCGGGCCGTTATCCGGCTTGTTGGTGATCACAAATTTTGCGTATACATTCGTTTCATTCTGTACCTTGACCACGTTCAAGCCAAATGTCTGCTGTGGCTCTTTCAGGCTTGTCATAGCTGTCAGGTCTTCATCATCCGAATATGATCCGCTTCCGGTCACCGCTCCGGTCAGTTTGATAGTGCATTTTCCTGCCTGTGCTTTTGCCAGGAGTTCAATCCCCTTTTTAGTCAGGACGGATTCATTAAAAATTCCTGCCATTTTCTGCCATTCCTCCTTTTCCAATTGTTATCTTTGGGCCAGACGCGGCCGCAGCCGCCACCTTCGAGCCGTATTTTATCCATACAGCCGCTTCATCCATTCCATTGGTAATAACTACCCTTGGCGCAGAAAAAGCTGAAAATGCCGCGCTCACGCCTGCCACAGCGGAAGCATAGCCAGGTGCTTTTGTATTGCCTATGGCTGTTTTTGGAAAAGCGAATGCAGATGCCCCAAAATAGGAAACAGCCCCATGTGCTTCCATGCACTTTTTTTCCATCGTGTTCGTTATGACTTCTTTTGGTGCTGCATACGCCAATGCTCCCGCAGATTCTAAGGCGTGAATCGGGCTTGCCCTTGCCGCCGTGTTGTTTGTGATATATTCCATTGGGGCAGATGATGCCACTGTGGATGCATATTCCTGCATTGAAATCCCAGTATCTTTTGGAGCCGCATTATTGGTAACCGGAATCAATGGGCTTGCAACTGCATTGGATGCCGCATATTCCAGAAGCGGCCATTCCCGCTTAATCAGAATCCTGCGCAAATGCGAACGGACATTTTTCACACGGTCTATGATTGACGTAAAATATTCCAGAATGTCTGGCGTCAGCCTTGCATTTGTTACAATGTCAAATGTCCCAGGTGTATACGGAGGCTCTTCAAAATCCGTCCATTCCACAACATCCCCTTCGCCGAATACAATCTTTACCATTTCTTTGACCGCTCCAGGCGTCCCCGCCTGCATATGCCAGCGCAGCGTATTTTTGACAATGTTCCTTTTCGTTTCAACTGGCAGTGTGTCCGAATAATAAAGTGATCGCAATTCAACAGCAAGAAGATCCAGTATCGGCTCCGGGACACTGTCAATGAAGCGGTATATCATGGCGGCTTTGCGGTACTTTATAAGCTGCTCTGTCTCTTTCTTTATTGCATAAGAAAGGCATATCATATCCACATCATTTTTCATTGTTGCCGGGAGATAATCCCGAAGTTCGCCTTCCGGGAGTTTAATCATCTTCAACACCCCCATATACCACATTCTTTGCCTTTATCCTTGCCACATGGTTCGGGTCTACCCTTGTAAAGTCCGGGCTCCTGATTTCCACGCGCTTTGCGCCTGCCGCAACCAGTATCCTGCGGAGCATGTCAGGATTGATATCCCTGCCAATTGAAAATGTCTGCCACTGCACATATTCCTCAACCGCAGACGCTACAGCAACCTGTATTGCAGCCGCCTTGTTGATATCAGACTTGTTTACGTAAAAGGTAAAGTCAAGGTCAAATTCCTGTTCCGTGGGCGCAAGCACCGTCACATGGTCTGTAAGCGGCCGCCTGAACTGCCCATTCAGATATTCAAGAACCTCTTCACACAGCCCCTCTGTCGGGATAGAGCCATCCGCAAGCAGAAACCTGACTTCTACCTCCACCGGCTCCGGGCTTACCACTTTCACATCCCCAATCAATGCGCTGTAAGATTTTGTGTGGTACTCATATGCATCTGCGGGGCCTGCCGTAGAATAAGCGGACGGGGCAAGGTAAATCCTATACGCAAAATTTACATCATCCTCTATATCCGAACCTCCGGAAGATTCTTCTATGCTTGCTACCCGCTCCATATACGGGATGGGATCGACAAGCATATTGATTGCGCCTGCCAGGATGCCGTTCCCTACTTCCCCGGCTGTCTGGCATGTGCATTGGATATCTGCAGATATTTCGCCTATGGCGATCTCTGCCGCTTCGTCTGTTGCAAAGAATTCTTCGCCACCGTCTGATACCCGTGTGCCTTTCGGAATCGTCACCACAGAAGGCTGTGTTGCAGAAAGCGTAAACCGGACTTTCACTGTAGCCGGAACTGCAGGATTCCTATCCACACCCTTGAATGCTGCAATATTGTCCAAAAAATCTGAAAAGGCATACTTGATCAGGTTCATCTTGCCGCCCATATCTGCGTATAAATACAGATGGTATATCTGGACAGATGCCGCATACAGTTTTAATGCTTCTGGATCTGCCCTGCGGAGTTTTAATTCGCGCCCTGTCACTTCCTTGTATTTCTCCTGATAATGCGCCACCATTTCTGCCTGGACATCTTCCAGTGTTTTATTTTCAATGAAACTGACATCTGGCAGATCCTTTATTGATGCAAGGTTCTTTGATGCTGTATTCAATCTCCATCCCTCTCTTCCACATAAATCCTCGTTATCATCTTTCCGTCTGTGCCAACATCAAACGTCACGCTTTCGATGGTAATCTCCGGGATGAACTGCTCGCATCCATCATCTAATGCAGCGGCAAAATCAGACTCTACATCATTCATGTTTTCATCCGTGAAATCCTCTATTCCGAATGCCCTGCTTCCTGGGAGTGTCCCTATGACAGCCACAATCAGGGCGCGGAGTTCAGAATCGATGCGTTCAAAATCGCTTATCCCATCCATATTGACTGTTTCAATATTGTCTGTGAACATAGCCGATGCCTCCTATCTGTACTCCCCGAATGTAACAGATACTACACACCGGGAAAGTTCCCCTTTGTTCCATATCCTGTCCCATGATTCGCTGACTGATTTTATATACAGCTTGGCTGCGCGGACTTTCTTGCCACCAACCCACAGGTAGTGAGCCTCTCCTTTCCTGCAGGCAAGCCGGAGTTTCTTCATTTCTTTTCGCGGGTTAACTCCCATTTCCGCATCAAATACTATGTCCATTGTGATTTCATCCATATCGGGTCCGAGATACTCCATTTTGGGCCGCTTGCCTATGATGTTATGCGTTGCCCAGCGGCTTGCCGCCGTTCGCTTCATATTAGTGAAAGAAAGCTGTTTTTTGGAATTTACAGAAAACTTAATCTTGCAGTTTTTCCCTTTTCCCCACTGTCCTACCTTTGCCATGCACCCATCCACCTCCTATGGAATCACATTCTCAGTAATTGCCCCATGCAGCACGTTGAAAGTGATATTACCATTCGTGACATTGAAATTGATGTTCCCGTCTGTAACATTTATGTTTATATCCCCATTCGTTACTTTTACATTCCGGTTGTGGGATTTGATCTCCATATCAACATCCCCGGTTTCATCATACAGTGTCAGCTTTTTATCCTTGTATGTGATTCGGACTTTCCCGAAATCCTCATCTATCTCTTTGTTGAATACATTCTTGCCCTGGCCGTAATCAGGCGGTTCATTATTTTTGTTCCAATACTTTCCTAACAGAATCCCCGCGCTCTGGCCGTTGGAAAGATGCAGCACGAGGACTTCCTGCCCGATCTTAGGCATTTTATATTCGTCCGTAAATGAAAACACAGGAAACTCTGCCGTGACAGAATCGTCAAGGTCGGGGTATGTAACCCGGATCATCCCTTTTTCATAATTAATCTTTGACACTTTCCCAATACGGATTAATCTCTGTGCCATACCGCCGCCCCCCTTTATGCTGTGATTCTCTTCTGACATTTGTGCATTTCTATCTTCTGGCTTGTGCCACTTTCCCCAAGTTCCATCGTAGACTTATCCACAAAATATTTCCCATTGAATTTCCCGAAGTCAGTAATCTTTACCGTAACCCCGGCGCATACCTTTATGTTCGGCCATATCGTGCCGCTGATGGTTGTTGCGTCCTGGTTGGAAAGGTTCACCTGTGCCGCAGCCTTGCGCCGCGCATCTGCCGCGCTGTCTGCCGTCTCGTTGATACGGAGCGTTCTGCTGCCTTTTGCATTTTCCGCTTTCAGGCCAACGTATATACTGGTCTCCTTATCATCGTCCGGGTCTTTATAGGATATCCGCGCCCCGCTATATACACCGTATAGGCTGTCCCTCGCCTCCCAGTTATTGTCCACAAAATCGTCCATGCCAAGTGTGCATACCGGGCCTTTCTGCTCCATCTGTGTCTGGTCATATATGACAATCTTTTTTTTATAGACTTTCATGGACAGCCCATAATCCTTGCACAGCTTATACAGGAATTCGCTGTCGCTTTCCGACTGCTCCAGTTTCTTGATCTTAATGGACGGTCCCGAATAGGAGAGGGAGAGGGAATACCTGCCAGCAACTTCCCCGGCAATCCCGGAAATGGTCGCGTTCTCCCATGTTTTGTTTCTTTCCCTCGTCTTGAACGACTCGCTTGCAGGGGCAGAAACGCAGTCAAAGGATGCTGTCATGGGATTTCCTGAAAAACTTACATCGTCTAACGTGAAATGCCCGCAGAATATCTTCTTGTCTTTCCCGACTTTGTCCCAATCCAAAAGTTTGATGCTGCCTTCCACTGCATCGCCCTTTTTGGGATACCACCCTTTCATCCACTGCTTGGTGATGTTGTGCAGCTTTATGGAAAGCGTGTCACTGCTGCCCGAAGCTACATCCTCATAAGAGACGCTTTCCAGATAATCTTTGAGTGACGTATCCACATTTTTCCCATTGAATTTCAGCGTTGTAGTTGCTTTCCTTGGCTTGCTCATCAGTCATCACCCCCAACCGTCTGCGAATATGTTCCAGATTCGGTCACGTCACCTTCCCGCCAGAATGGTACGCCGTCTATTTCCTCTTCTGGTATATCCGGCACGTTCAGCACCGTGCCGGATGAAAATATCACTGTATCTATATACTTCCAGTTCGCTTCAATCAGGTTTTTCATGTATTTCTCATCGCCATACAACTTATAAGCAATCAGATCCCATACATCGCCCTGTATAGTCGTATATGTCCCCATGAGAATCCCCCTTTCTATGCAAACTGAACCCTTCCGTTTTTACGCATGAATTCTTTCATCAGTTTTTCAAAATCGGAGCGGATCTGCTTATCGGCCTGTACGACATCATCACCGCTTGCAGTTCCATTGATCTGGTATGTTGGACTGTAAACAAACGTAGGGCTGGACTGCGAACTATTGTCCACTGTGCTATTATTTACTGTAGACGATGATGAGAGCAAGCCTTTCAGTGCGCCGCGCACACGGTTTTTGCTTCCCTGCATATCCGTGATAGACTGCGCTGCAGAAAAGCCCTGCACGCCTTTCCCGGTATCCATAACAGGCTGCGCCATGGCCGCCTGCGCAGCCGATTTTACTTTCCCTGCATTTTTTAACATGCCGCCTGCAAACCCTTCGTCCACGAACTGGCCGGATTTATCCATCAGCCTGGACGGGGAATGTATCTGTAATGCACTGTTGACGGAATTTGCCGCCGCCTGCGCCACATCCCTTGCCGCAGATTCTACCTGCGACCGCATGGAATTAATGCCGTTTACCAATCCCTGCATCATGTTTGTTCCAGACTGTGCAAGATTGATGCCACTAAGCGTACTCTGAATAGATGATCCCATCTGCTGCACTGTGCTTACCACAGACTGAGACATTGACTGGAAAGTCGAAACCACCTGCTGAGATGCTGTGGACACCGTCTGGTTCATTGCCTGCATTGCCGTCTGTGTTTCTGCGTTTGCATCCTGCCAGGTTGCGTCAAGGCTTGTATTGACTTCTGTGCCTAATGTATCAACAGCTTCCGTTACGCCTACACTGCCGGCCGTAAATCCGTCCATAAGTGCTGTTGCGCCGTCCGTCCCTGCCTGGCCAAAATTTGCTGCAAGTGCCGCGCTGTCAAGCCCTATGCTTGAAGTATCAATCGTAAGCCCTGCCATTCCCTCAGTAATCCCTGTCTGGAATGCTGTCGCGGACTGCTGCCCCGCATTTGTTGCCGCTGTAAAATCCATGCCGCTGAATGCCGTGCTTGAAAGCGAAGACGCCGCCCCTGTGACCGCACCTGCATTCGCTTCAATACCCGATGCATAACTGGACACTGTAGATGCCGCAGATTCCGTTGCCGCTGCGCTGTCATCGCCACCACCAAACCATCCTTTTACTGTATTCATGACACTGCTGCCAATGCTTGCAAGTCCGTCAATGATACCTGTTGCCAGAGATGAAACCAGTTCCATCCCTATGGACAGCCAGTCTGTCGTAAAAATGGCGTCCAGGATGATTCCTGGAATAGACAATACCGCTTCAAAAATCATCGGGAGCGAGGAAACGAGTCCGCCTGCCAGTGACGCGATGATGGTTACTGCCGCCTGCGCTATGGCTGGAAGATTTTGTATAACGCCCTGCGCCAACATGGCTATTAACTGCAGACCGCCCTGTACCAGGAACGGCAATGCCTGAGACAGTCCGCCGATAAAACTTGTAACAGCTTGTGTTCCTATCTGCAGTATTGCTGGAAGGTTTTGTATAGCGCCCTGCACAAGCATAATGATTGCCTGTGCACCCATCTGCGCAAGCTGTGGCAACATCTGCGCTATGCCTGTGATCAAGCTTCCCACTAATTGCACCGCTTCCATCTGGATTGTCGGCGCATTTAAAACTATTCCGGTTATAAGTGATTGGATAAGGCTTAACGCTGCGCTTGATACATCCGGGCCAGCACGGATCAGCCCGTCTACGAAATTGGCAATCGCCTGCGTTCCACTCGCCGCAATTTCTGGAAGCTGTCCTGAAAAGGACTGTGCAAGCTGAACAATGATATCAAGCCCTGCCAGGGCAATCTGTGGGGCAAGCAGAAATATCCCGCCAATAAATGCTGTTAGGACATCCCCTGCGGCGGACGCGATCCCGCTTGAATTTTGAGCGATTCCTGTTACAAGGCTTTGTATCAGATCAATCCCTATATTGACAGCCATTGGGGCATACTGTGCAATTCCGTTTACCGCCTGTGCAGCGCAGTCTCCAACTTCCGTCAACATTGCCGTCATGCCGCCAGATTTATATGCATCGTTCAACTGTGTTACCATGTTAGATGCCGTCTGCGTGACTTCTCGGAGCGGGCCGTTCACGTCTTTGTAAAAGCTAATCCCCAAATCCGATGCTGCAGAACCAAGGATTTTTAAATCCCCCTCAAGGTTGTCAAGCTGGATATCATACATATCCTGGCAGGCGTCTTTGCTGTTTGCTATATATCCACTTAGTTCCTCAAACCTGTTTCCGGTACCGCTGACTACGGACTGCAAGCCGGAATAAATAACGCCAGCCTGCTCCCCGGTTATGCCAAACTGCTCCATTGCCTGTGCCGCAAACTGCTCCTGTGTCATGGCAGTGTCAAAATTCGCTGCCATATCTTTCAGGTTCATTCCAAGGTCTGCAATGCTCGTGCCTGATTCTGAAAGCGAAGCATTTACTGCAGTATACAAAGAATCCGTGGAATCTGCTGTTGCCGCCAGCATTGCACGTGCCGATGCAAGGTCTGTCTGTTTAAAAATAGTGGCAAGCGTGCTGTTAACCTGTTCTGCGCTTGCGCTCGAAAGTCTGTCATTCAGATCCCCAAACACATCTCCAAGGCTGCGCATGTTGCCTTCCGCGTCATATGCCTGCAATCCAAGTTCTTTAAACATGTTCGCCGCATTATCGTTGCGCGGCATCTGCAAAGACATGATCATGTTCCGAAGATGTGTCCCGCCTTCCGAAGCCTTGATGCCGCTATCAGCCAAGATGCCGAGCGATGCACTTAATTCTGTTGTCCCTCCTGCAAGTCCCTGCGCCGTACCTCCGACTGTCAGGATTGCTTCGCCAAGCTGTGCAACGGATGTATTTGATTTACTGGCAGTCATGGCAAGATTGTCAGCAAACGCATTCAGGTTAGTTTGCGTGGCTTCAATGTTCAGGGCAGACATAGCGTCTGTTACCATATCACTGGCATCCCCCAACTCCATCGCACCTGCTCCGGCGAGTCTTAAAACAGTCGGAAGTGCCGCGGCTGCTTTTTCGGCATCATATCCTGCCAGTGCAAGATAATTAAGACCTTCTGCAGCTTCCGTTGCGGAAAAGGCAGTGCTTGCGCCGCATTCCCTTGCTGCGTCTTCCAATGTCTGAAATGCTGCCTTCCCTTCTTCTGTCCCTTGGTCAAGAAGCATGGTTGCAGAAACCTGGCTCATTGCTGTTTCAAATTCTTTCCCGACATTTACAGCGGCAGTTCCAAGCCCAACAGCGGCAGTCGTAGCTGCGCCAATCCCTGCGGCAGCGGCTTTCATCGTTGCGCCGCCTATTTTCCCGGCTACCCCGGCAAGCCCTGCCAAGCCTTTCTGTGCGCCCTGTAAAGAGGATTTGAAGCTGCTGGCAAGTTCCCCGGCTATTTTTATCGCTATGGAATAATCGCTCATCTATGCTTCATCTCCTCTTCCATCCGCTCTTTTATTTCACGGTTCAGTTCATTGTAATCAGAACAAAAATCCAAAAGTTCAAATATGGGCATATTCATAAAATACCGTATATCGCCCAGTTTCATTGCCAATGCCATGCACAGTTTTCTTATCTCGCGCCCATCATTTATGCTGATTCCACTCCGTTTAAAAAATTCATCACGCCCCGTTTTATTTTGGTTGCATCACATAAATTGAGTTTTTTGAAAAAGCTGTATGGATATCCCGTGCATTCTGCGGCAATGTAAAGCGCATACCGGATGTCGTTTTCCGGGAGTGCCATCACATCCCCGGTCGATGTCATAATCTTGCTGACTTTTATGAGTGTTTCTGCTGTCGCATTTTCCAAACATGAAAGGTCTATGCTTTCAACCTTTCCTTCATCCTCAAAAGGATAAGGTTTACTGAGCGTTACAAGATGTTTGTTTTCCTGTTTATCTGCAGTACCGTTTTTTTCAGGAGCCTTATTTTTAACAGTACCTTCTACTACTGCCAATTCGTTATGTTCTGCCATATCTTAACCCTCCTATAATCCAACCTGCTTCCGGATTTTCGCCAACATGTCTTTTCCGTGCAGTACAAACTTGAATCCCATTTTATCCAACTCCAGTTCCGTCACACCGTCTATAACAATCTTGATGTAGTATATTTCAAGTTCCACATGCGGCTCGCCCTTTTTCCCTTTCGCCAGTTTCCCAAGATTGATTACGAGCGGCTTGCCACGAACAACGATTTTCATTGGCTTGTAATCCGTATTATATGTTTCCGAATTGCTAAACTGCTCCGAAGCGCGGAGCGTAAATTTTACCGCTTCTGTTGTATCTGTAATGTCAAATACATCATCATATAAGATCGCAAACGGAATCTTTAACTTAATGGACTTATACTGCCCAGTTGCCGGGACTTCGAGTTCCCCAAGTGCCCCGGCCACTTCCAAAGATTCTGTCAGCGATTCCAAATTTGGAAGCTCTACTTCCCCTGACACACCAAGCAGCCTTTTTGCATCGTTAAAAATCTGGTAATTATTGATCAGTTCTGGCATCACATTACTGTTTGCCATGATTCATCACCTCCCGTTATCCCTCCGTCAGTGCGGAAGTTAATGTGTCAATATCATAATTCAGGACATTGTTGATTGTCTGCGCCGGAGTATACGGCGCAATGTGCTGCCTGAACTTCATTTCCCCGGCAAGTATGGATGTTGCAGGATTGTCGCTTGCCAAATATTCAATGCTCGCTCCCGCCCAGTGTTGCGGCGCATATGCTGCACAGCGGATATTTTCCGAATCGATGATGTTGTCAATCAACGCCCGGTTCATGTTGTCATCCACTTTGTCAAAATAAGTCTGGATGAATGTATTCCCCTGCCAGATAAACATCCTGCGGACGTTGAGCCACACATCTTTTGCGTCCCCGCTTGCCGGCCATGCCCCTGTGTAGCTGCCCCACGGCCTGAACCCATTCCGGTTTATCGCAGTTGCCACGCCGAAGCTATTGACCACTGTACCCTGATCCTGGTCAAGCACTATTTCCGTCCCATCTGCAAGGCACGTCCCAGTAATCGGAGTCTGCTTATTGGACGGGGATTTAGACGGGATATCCTCATTCTCTGCATCAAGATATGCCAAACGCGCCGCTGCGACTGCAGATGCAGAAAATATCAATTCCCCGACCATGAAGCACGGCCACAGCACATAGCATAATTCTGATGTGAACCCGCTCTTTTCCTTTACTTCCTTTACATCTGTATATTTTTTGGCTTTCTCCGTGTCCAGATCCAGAAACGCCACTGCCCGGAATACGCCATTGATGTTTGCCGCCTTTGCACACAGCGCGATGCCGACTTCCGGCTCGTGCGACCAACCAGGCGCAAGAAGTATTCCTGGAACCATCCCAAGTTTCGGAAAGATCTGCCTGATCACTTCCATGCCTGTTTCTTTTCCAGAATTTACATCATATGCACCAATAATGTCGTATTTGTCAACAGCAGACGTATCGAGCATCTTGCCGCTCACTGTCAGTTCTGATGCAGATGCGCCTTTGCCTGACGTAATCAGCGTTACTACCAGATATCCATCCGTGTCAAAGGCAAGCGTGTAATCCTCGTTTTCTTTCAATTCTGTCTCGCCTGCCGTTACAACAAGCCCTTTCTTGAGGATTCCCTCCATCCCAACCGTTGCCTGATACTCATCAACCTTTACCGTCTGCGCTTCCAGATCCTTTTTGTGTTTTTTAGGGTCCAGGACATTGATATAAATGACCGGGGACACAACACATACGTTTGCAGTAATGTACATGGTCTGGCAGAGCGTAAACTCCTTGAAATTCATGCTGTAGCCAAGGTTCGCCTGCGCTTCTATGGATGACATCGCCAGAATCGGCACATTAACAACAGATTCTGGATCTTCCATCATGTTTACTGGAGCAGTTCCGATAACCACCTGCAAACCTGCGCTTGACTCTTTCGGTATAGTAAGGGCCGTAGCCTCTTCGTATATAAATATTCCATGCTCTTTTGCCACCTTGCATTACCCCCTTTCTTCCGTATCGTCGCCGCCAGTAAAAGTGTTTTCTACCTTTTTCGCATTCTCAACCCTTATTTTTTCTGCGACCAGATATGCGTTGTGCAAATATCCTTTCTGTTCGCGGATCATCCGATTTGCTGTCGGAAAGTCGCGGATCTGTATGAAAAGGTCACCAATTACTGGATACCCATTATTCATAAGATCGACTACTTCTTGCGGAATGTCCGTATATACCCGGTTCTGGATTCCGATTCCAGGGACCGTTGGCCCAACGTACATGTACCTTTTCGGCTCCCCTGCAGGCTCTTTTTTCTCTCCATCCTCCTGCCTTTCCACGGATTCCTTTTCCTCTTCCACGGGAACTTTCTGTGCTTCCATTTCAGCAACCTGTTTTGTTTCCGTGGTTTCAGATGCAGATTTCCTTGCTGCCATAAACTAACCTCTCCTTCCTATTTTTGGAACACTGAATTTGATGCGTATGCCGCCGAGAAAGTAAGGGTGCGTATTTTCATCCTGCAACGCCCATTCCATATCCTGCTGCGCCCGGTATTTATGATCAAGCAGCGGCTCCTCTGCAAACCTGTTTGCTATCCGCTGAATCATGGTTGCGACATGCTGATGCCCCTGGTTATCCAGATCCGCATCATGTACGCCAAGATGGATGTCCGCTGTCACCGTCCATGGAGAATCATCATCTTCCGTCCTGCCGTCATAAAGCCTTATAATTGCATATGGGAAAAATTTTGTTTCATCCTCTTCGTCCGACTGCACGATTGGAAGATCCTGTTTGTACACATTCACGCCATCCACGTTTTCGCCAGATACATTCTTTGTTCCAATTCCTTTCAATACGTGCCCTATTTCATCTGCAAGCGCGTCCTGAAGATTTAATATTGTCATTCAGCCACCTCATTTAACAAGCTTAGCTATTTCTTTCTTAACCTCATCACGGAATGTCCTTTTTATTTCAGGTTCTAAAGCTTCTGAAATCCCGCCCCTTCCAAGGTATACAATTTCAAGCATTTTGGGGACGGATATGGAACGCAAGACTTTCAGCGGATATTTTGCCTCTGTTCGACGCTGCACGATAAGCCCAGCTGCTTTTCCTCCTTTTGCCCTGAATGCCCGGATTTCTCCGTTCTTACGGCTTATAACCTCTTTCAGTCCGGAACCCTTCAAAACTTCCGACTTTACCCCGCTTTTGGGGGATGTAGTATGGAAGCGCGGAAGCGTCAGCGTCCTGTCCCTGGCATAAACAGATGCAGACAAATTCGTATTTGTTGCATTATATATTTTTATCCGGGAATTGAACCCTGCGTTCTTTACCGCGTAACGTCCCTGTGCGCCCTGCATCAGGCTTTTCCTTGCCTGTTTGGCAGTATGGTTAATGGCGTTTTTGAGTACCCTCGGTGCCTTTGTCTCCATCCCTTTAAGTTTTTTCTGCGCCCATTTGATATCTGACTCATTCACTTCAATTTTGATCAGTTCACTCATCTTCCCACGCCCCTGTTTGCTTCAATCGTTATGGAATAGATGCCGCCCTCTGAAATGGCATCTGTTACCTTGTACATTTTCCCGTCAAGGGTAAGCGCAATTCCCTGCGCCGGAAGTTTCCCGAAATCAGATGCGGCAACATACATTAGCTTCTGATTCTTATAAACGCCATCAACATGTTGATTCATCCTTTTTTCGCGCTCTATCTGCTCATTTGAATCTATCTGGACTGCCATTTCCTTGCCGTTTACCATGTGCATATCAGAAAATTCATCCACATTCATAAACACTTCATGCACGTCAGATTCAAGCATTTCCTTAAAATTCATATCCATCTCCTTTCGCGTGACCGCCGCTCTGGCGTATCCGGGAGGCGGCCGGCAAGATCGTCCGTCCCGCTGCCTGTCATCCCTGGCTGTCCGGGGAGCGCAGCCGCAGGATATGCTTTAGGGAAAAAACTGTCTGGCTTTCTTCTCCCGCCACTCTGCACTTCCAGCTCCGATCCATGCTTCGACCATTTCCGTGTTATTCACTGGCAGAGAATCGCCAACTTTGTACTGCCGCGCAAGGTACAGTATAGGACGGAGTGCCGTCAATACTTTTGGCAACGGTTTCTCAGGTGCATCTTCCACGGTTTCCGTGTCCTGTCCTGCGCCTTCCCCGCTTTCCAAAGTTTCCGTGTCCTGTCCTGCGCCTTCCCCGCTTTCCAAATTATCCACTGCCTGTCCTTCGCTGGGTTCTTGCCCTGCATGGGTTTCAGGGGCTTTCGCCTCCTGCCCTGTCTTTACTTTTTTTGCTGCCATGATCCACATCCCCTTCCTTATGCATTAATCTTAACGATTACGGACGGATCACCAGCCGCTGCGTCCTGCGCCGCAAACCCTGCCTTAACGCTGCCTTCCGCTTCGGTCGATGAGAAACTGCCGTCACTCTCCGAATAGTAGACATCTGCGCCCATGCTGATCTCCGCCCCGTCCTTCGGCATTTCATACACGCCTGTCACATGAATACTGCCCTTTTCCCCGGGAAGGATGTCCGTCCCGGCAACGCCGATCCTGCTGCCAAGCACAAGGATCGTGTTCGCTTCGACCACATCCGTCCCTGTATTTACATAGTCAAGAGTATCGCCCCTCTGCCAATATGCCGCTTTGCTCATACCTGTCCATCTCCTTTCTTTACGCTAATTCAAGTTTTGTCTTGACTTCCACGCCTGGATTCTTAACGCCGCCACGGAAATCCATAACGCTGATGCCCCAGTCAAGAAAGATGTCCCAGATAAATCCAAGCTGTCCAGGCGTTTCCATCCTGCGGATGTTTGGGATCTCCTGACCGTTCAGGTAATCCACTTCAATGAAGTCCGTATCGCCCTCTGCTCCAAGCAGCCACCACGGCATAACATTCCCCATGCCTCCACAAAGCGCATTAATTGTCGGGTCTTCCACCACTTCCAGCTGGTCGCGGTACTGGTAAAGCGGGTTTACCGCCTGTGTGTTTTCCGGCGTATGGATAACCGGGCTGTTGAAAAGCGTATACATATCAAATTTCATGCCGCTTGGCACGACGATCTTTGCCGGATTGATAATGATTGCCTCATCGAACTGGTCGCGCTGGTTTGCCAGTGCCATGATCATGGTCTGCATTGCTTCCTGTGTCACGCCCGTTCCGGTTTTCAGCAAGTTCTTATGCGCCGAATGGAAAAGCTGCACACCGTCATAAATTGCCGGATTGCCTACCAGTATCGAATACACCTGTTTATTGATGGTTTTCCTTGCGGATGCCGCATATCTGGCCGGAAGTGACGTTACAACCCCGATGTCATCATCAATAAACGCCTTGCGGGACAGGGTGAACTGCCGTCCGTATGTCCGCAGTTTCCTTGTCGGCAGATGGTCGTCCCTGAACGTGTCGTGTTTCAGCTCGCCATTCTCAGGCACTTCCAGAAATTCGCCGACCGGCCCCGCGATGTAGTAATTGTCATGCGTCTTAAAATCTGACAGCGTCCCCTTTTTCGTAATCTTATCAAAGGTGACAGACACCTTTTTATGCCCCTCTTTGTACGCTTTTTCGATTGTATTATCCAGAATGGCCGGGAACGTGGACTCCGGCGTGAAAAATCCCCTCTGAAGCATAGAATACAGTTCATCAGGGCTTTTCCGGTTCAGGCCGCTTTCACAGCCGCCGTCCATCTGCAGGCATTCGATCGCCAGGTCGCGGAAACGCAGCCCCATAAAATTCCTTGCGCCGTCCGCAGGCCGTTCCAGATCCATGCCGGAACGCATAATCAGAGAGTCCACTGCTGCCCTGCGGAACTTATCCCCTTCGTCATCCGTGACGCGGACGCTGGCGCGGATTGGTGCGCCGTCCTGCATCAGCTGGTCAAGGACTGCTGCCCGGACTTTGTCTACAGAATCCCCGTTATCCACAAACTGCCTGGAATCAATGCCAAAGCTCCTGCACATATCATCAATCTGGCGCACACGCAGGCGTTCTGCCGCCAGTGCCTTTTTTGCGGCATCCTTGGCCTTTTTCTCGTCTTCGTCATCATTGCCGCCATCGCCGCCGCCATCACCGCCGTCACCATCGCCGCCGCCATCGCCGCCGTCACCATCGCCGCTATCATCATCATTTTTTGCGCGGCTTCCCTGTCCGGACGCTCCCGCGCCTGCATTAGACAGATCCATCAGTTCCACGGACCGTTTCAGCCTGTCATATTCAGCCTGTTCCTCCGCAGTCATTGCCCGGTCACTTGCCGCCGCATGTATTTCCATCATCCGGGCAAGCATCTGTTCTCTTGTCATTTTTGACTCCTCCTTTAATTTTTTATTTTGAAGCTGCCGCAGCGTCCCGCCATCGTCTGAACGCCCGACACCGACTGTCGGGTCTGCGGGCACGGATACGATGCTGATTTCATACGGGGTCCACCGTTTTGCGATTGAACACGGCCCCGTAAACCGCCCGTCCGATGACTGCTTACCTGGCATTACTTCCTCCCAGCTGTCCACCAGATAGCCGACCGACACGCCTTTCAACGTCCCGCCCTTGACCTTCTGGTATATCTTCTCCGCTTCATCGTCCGAATCGAACGTTATCTCTGCTTCACCCCGGCCATTTTCCACCCACGCCCGGTTGATTTTTCCAAGTATCACATCGCGGTTGTGGTTAAAAAGCACCACGGGGTTGGAATCTAATCTGCTGAAATCCACGCATCCGTCCGTGTGGTCGAGTATTTCGGGGCCGAACCAGCGGTTGTAAGGCTCCTCTGATGAAAAGGAAAGCCGGAATGTCCGATCGTCCTTTTCGCCAGCCGCGCGGATTAAGCCGCCTAATTCACGGATTCCTTTATTCCGATCCTGCCCCGGCGCCGCCCTGTTCATCTCCCTTGTCAGGATTCCCGTTCCCGGCATCTGCGCCGCCAGGGGCCGTTTCCTGCCCATCCCCGCCGCCAGAATCTGCATCCGGGGCTTTTGGCTCATCTTCTTTTCCTTCCAGCTTTCCATCAAAAAGCACACCCCCTAAATCAATCCCTTTTTTTCTTGCGTATTCCAGCACTTCTGCCGTATCATCAATCTGCCCGCGCCAGTCCACGCCGTTTTCTGCCGCAACCTGCTTGTATGTTTTAATGCCGGAGTTCAAAGCTGTTTTTGTTGCGGATGCCTCTTTCATCGGGTCTATCCACGGCTTCGGCTTTTTAATCCATTCATGCTCAAAATATTCTTCTTTGTTTTCCCAAAAATCCGGGATGCTGACTTTCCCTGAAAGGACGCAGGATATTACAAACGTTTCGTAAATTTCATCCAGTGCCCCGACAATCCATTCCTCATCTTCCGCAAATGTCAGCGCATCCTCTATCAGCCCCTGCCGCGCAGATGAATAGTTGGTTTCGGACAAATCCCGGCTGGTTGCCTCGTAGGACATCCCCTGCCCGGCCCCGATCATCTTCTGGTGGAGCTTTACGAAAGACGCTGCGTCTGCAGACTGCCCGGTCGGGTTTACCACTTCAACATCATCGCCCTGGTTCAGTTCCTGAATCATTCCAGGCGCGAGTTTCTTTCCCTCATATTCATATTTTCTTTTCTGTTCGGAAACGCGCCCGATCCCGCCAGTAGGAAGTATCCTTTTTATGAACACGGCAAGGCAGGCTTCAATCCGCTGTTTCACGGACACTGCGGTCATAAATTCGTTCGTATCCCGGATGCGCGTAATGGTATGCGCCATGTCCGACATTTCCCGGATCTGGGACGGCCTTGTTTTGGTGAAATAAAAAATTACATCATCCGCTTTTACATAGACCGGATCTCCGATTGAGAACCCGTCTATCTGGTACTGCCTGATCCAGTAGCCGATAGCGCGGTTATATTCGTTGTATTCGATGCCGCCGACCACGCGGTTTTTTGTATCCCTTGGCATGACCTGCATGGTATCCAGCTCGTCCACCTCAACCATCTGAATGGAAAAAGGAAGGAAGCCGTCCTTTGTATACCGCTTCACAAACAGGATGCCGCCGTCAACGTGCTTGCGCTCCACCGCCATGCGCAGCATCTGGTTCAGGCTCTGCGTCCCGGTCACGTCACAGTTCCTTGCCTTGCACCATTTTTTCCACAGGTTTTCAATCTCCGTGTTCAGCGTTTCATTTTTCGTCCGCGCCTGCAGGCGGAACCCTGTGCCGATGACATTCCGTTTCCGCGCCCATATTACGGAATTCATCAAATCCGAATTGCGCTCCAGGTCACGCGCCCTTGCCCGGACGTAATCCCTGCTGCCCCGGTCAGTCATCTCTGCAGACTGATTAGACACACGCCACCCAGCGTTCAGCCTGCTCCCGTTCCCGGCATCGTAGTTCCGGTATTCGTTGTACATTTCCCGCCATGCAGCCCTGCGCATCCCCCACTCCGGGGAAATAAAGGCGATGGCATTATCCAGCCAGCTCACGCGCGTCACCTCCCATCAAAAAATCCAACATATGTATTCCCGAAAAGAGGCGAGTCTGCTTCTGCCGCCACTTCTGCCTGCAGCTCCTTGCGCATTTCCCGGAGCATCCCAAGGTCTGCCCGCGTTAATCTGCGCGATCCCATCTGGTAAGACTGACCGCCGCTGAGAACTTTTGTTATTGCCTGGTTTACCTCTTCTAATTTTTCAGATGCACTCATCGCCGCGCCTCCTTACCAGCTTTCATTCTGCTCAATCCATGATTCTTCGTCCGTCTTAGCGTCAAGCTGCCTTTTCACTTCCGGCTCATCATCCGCCTCTTCCAGGTGCATGGAACGGACTCCCATGATATCAGCCGCCGCCAGCGCATACACTTCACAGTCCAGATAATGGTTATCGCCGTGGCTGTGTTTCAGCCGCCACCGCTGGACTGTCTTTGCCCCGACTTTCTCGCCGACCTTATGCTCTGCCGTCACCTGTTCCGCGTATTCCATATCGCATCCATCGTATACCATCCACGCGCCGCGCCCGTTCTGCTTTTTCATACGGGCAGCGATCATATCTTTATATTTGTCACCGTCCACCATGACTAGGTTCATTCCGAACGCTTTCGAATCCGGCCTGTTAATTTTTGATAATTTGAAATGCGACATCATGGGACTTGACGAACCCTTGACAGGAAGCGCCCAGTCTGCATTGTCGGCGCAGAAATCATAAGTGCTGTCCGCATCATAGCCGGAATCTATCAAGCACAGGGACGGCACAAGGCGTTCGCCGTCCGGCTTTTCATAAGACAGGTTCATGACGCGTTCTATTTCTGCCCAGGACGCTGCCTGTCCGTGTGCAATATTCTGGGATGTGATATAGTTGCCCCATGCCCGGACCGTCCAGTAAAGGCATGTCTCCTGCACATCCACGCCCCCGGTCAGGAGCTTCGCCCATTCCGGGACGAACAGCGCGGAAAGGCTTGTCTGCCGCTCCATCACTGTATCTGCGGACGTTTTCAGCTTTGTATCTTCCCAAGGCTCTGCCAGCCACGAGTTTGTAAAGTTCTGGAATTTCTCCGGATCGTCCTTGCTGTCCAGAAATTCTTTTACAATTTCCGAAAAGCGGACAAACGGACTATAAAGTGTGTTAATCCAGTATCCGACTTTCTTGTGCGCCGCATTGCTCTCCCGGACGATCTGCCAGCGTCCGCGCCGGAGCATAGCGTCTTTGTGGTAGTCCGTTATGATGCTCCCGCATTCCTGGCACACATATACCGCCTGATCCGCCCGGTCGGATGCGGTCATGCCTTCCTCGGCTTCCGGAAATTTTATCTGCTTGAACCTTAGTTCGATCATTTCCCCGCAGTGCGGACATGGCACGAAATAGTGCTTCTCCACATCTGCGGCCATCAGGCTTTTCCAGATATGCCCTACGCTGATGGTCGGCGTGCTGGTAAGGTAAACCTTGCTGTTCCGAAACGTTTTCACGCGCTCCCGCGCAAGGGAAATCGGGTCAGCTTCCTTTTTTGTCGCGCCCTGGTATTTGTCCACCTCATCCAGAAACAGGTACTTGATGGCTTTGGATGCAAGGCTGGACGGGCTGTTAGATCCCGAAATTGTGAGATACATCCCATCGAACTGCAGCTCCAGCTTCTGCGACTGGAATTCTTTGAACAGCCGCCGGAGCGCAGGACTGCCTTTCAGCATCGGCTTGATCCGGTTGTCGGAGATGGATTCCCCCAGCTTGTCTGACGGATATACAATCATTGCCGGGGACGGGTCCTGCTGGATGATGTACCCCAGCATGTTCAGCAACGCTTCCGAACCGCCGACTTGTGTGCATTTACAGAAAATAATTTCCTCTGTTTCGTAGTTGCAAAGCTCATCCATGATTTCATTCAGGTACGGGGTTCGGTCATTCCTCCACGGCCCCGGAACTGCAGAAGCCTGTGAATCAAGGACGCGGTATTTCTCTGCCCACTGCGAAACCGTCAGGTCTTCCGGCGGCAGCAGTTTTTTCAGGGCTTCCCTTATATACCAGCTGACCGCGTATTTTTTACGCCATTTCCTTGTTTTTTTCTTCATCCAATATCACCTTTGCTTCTCCTGGCTCTACTATGCCGGAAATGACAAAGGATGCCAGCAGGTCTGCGATTTCCCCGGCCATTTCTTTTTCTATCTTTCTCGCTTCCATCGGCTCCAGCTGCCCGGACAGCATCCCGCACACACGCGCCGGGATGGACATTGCAAATTTCTTAAAAACAACAAAAAACTTTGCATAGTCGCTCCTGACTTCATTGACCGACACGTATTCCCCGGCGGCAATCTGCGTTTTCAGCCTGTGCAGCTCGCCCTGGCTTTCTTTCAGCGCGACTTCTGCTTCTAACTTCTGCTCCTTAAGCTCCATTTCCTTTTCGGAGCGGGATTTCCCATATGCCTTATCAGATAAATATTTCACATATTTCTGTATTGTCGGGGCCAGATCGTACCGCCGCACTTCCCGGCCATCCACTTTTACAAGCACCGCATCAATAACGCCGTCCTGCGTCAGCTGTTCAATCCGGCGCGTCCCGCTGAAATTAAACAACTGTGCGATTACTTTTGGTTCATAAAGATTCTGTGTCTTTTTTTTGCTGCTTTCCTCAACGGCCATATGCATCCCTTCCTCTCCGGCAAAATCGAAGTCAAGAATCAGTATTCCTAAATCTTCGCTCATTTCCGAAGACCTCCGTCAAGCACTGCCTTTTCCCCTGTTTGCTCCTCCCACCGTTTCACAATTACATCGCAATAGCGTTCGTTAAGCTCCATAACATACGCCGTCCTGTCAAGCTGCTCTGCCGCGATAACCGTTGTGCCAGAACCGGAAAACGGGTCCAGGACGATATCACCGGGCTTTGAGGAATTCTGAACCAGATAGCCGAACAGCGGGACCGGCTTCATGGTCGGATGCTCCTTGCTCCGGGTCGGCTTGTCAAACCGGAGAATCGTTGTCTGCTTCCGGTCGGAGTACCACGCATGGCCTGCGCCCTCGTTCCATCCATAAAGGCACGGCTCATGCTGCCACTGGTAATCCTGCCGCCCAAGCACAAGGATGTCCTTTTCCCATATCAGGCACTGGCGCACCTTCCATCCAGCGTCCATGCAGGCCCCGCGGAAATCGTACCCGTTGGAATCCGCATGCCAGATATAAAATGCCGCTCCCGCTTTCATGGACTGCCTGGCAGCAGTGAACGCTTCCAGCAGAAACGCACGGAAATCCGCATTGCTCATACGGTCGTTATCTATTTTCAGCGCGTCCTTGGTTTTGCCGACATAATCCACGTTGTACGGCGGGTCTGTCAAAAGAAGGTCTGCCTTTGCGCCGCCCATCAGCCGCGCCATGTCATCCACGTTCCGGGCATCGCCGCAGAGCAGCCTGTGTCCGCCCATTATCCACAAATCGCCGCGTTTCGTGACAGGTTTTTCACATTCCTCCACGGCTTTATCTACATCGAAGTCCTCGTCTTCCACCGCTTCGCCCACGCCCAGCTTCAGCTGAAGCCCGTCCAGCTCCGACCGTGTGAAGCCTGTCAAAGAGAAGTCGTACCCGCTCAAATCCAAATCCTGAAGCAGGTCGCACAGCTTTTCATCGTCCCATTCGCCCGATATTTTGTTCAGGGCAACGTTCAACGCCTTTTCCGCGTTTTTATCCAGGTCAACGATGACCACGTGCGCCGTATCGTACCCCAAGTCCAGCAGCACGTTATACCGCTGGTGGCCGCCGATAATCGTGCCGTCCGAATTGATTATGATCGGGTCCACGTAGCCATACGTTTCAATGCTCCTTTTAATCCTTTTGTATTCCTCATCTTCCGGGGCCAGGGCAACCCTCGGATTGTACTCTGCCGGATGCAGATCCGACAGGGGCCGCTCTTCCATATTCAGCTTTGTTTTCATGCCGCACCTCCAATCTGACCAGACTAACCGACCTTGCGTAACGAAATACCAAAATTTTTTTTAGTTTCATCCAGAAAATTTCCGGGCCTTCCGCGCCCCGCAAGGGCTACCGGGGCCAAGTAGTACCTATGCCGCCCACGCCCCGCTGACGCGCCGAATTCCGGCTTTTATGCGATTCAGTGCATCC